GGCAATTTGCGAATTTTTGATTTGGCGGCAATTTGCGAGAATGATTTGGCGGCAATTTGCGAGAATGATTTGAGGCCAAAAAATTTTTCTGCCTATGGACATGGTTCTATATACTATATATAAGGGGCACCCAGGCACTGCAGCAGGGGCCTAACTTCTACACTGTCAAAATTCTCGAAATATAAAAATTTATTTGGTTAAAAAACATTAAGCCTGACAGCCTCATTCGTTAATTATTGTTTAATTCGTTAAAAAGCATTAAGGCTATGAGCCTGTTAACAACTCTTAGGTAAAATAACCTCCAGGTTCCAAGCCATTTTCAGGCTCACAGCCTCTCCTCCAACAAGGTTTAACGAAAATTTAACACTTCCTAACCGAATATATTTTCAGGTTCCATTTATTTTATTAGCTGACAGGCATAAAATTATTATTTTAATTTATTAACGAAACAACCAGGAAATTTAATATGGTTTAACTCATAAAATTTTTATATGTTATTTATTTTACAGGTTATATAGCCGACATTTTTTAATATTTATATCCAGGTTTCTTAACACTTTTTTAATATATAAATTTTATAGCCGATAAAATTATTATTATATTAGCATATCGAAAATAAGCCGGATATATATAATAATTTATTTAATGGTTATTAACCAAATAAATTTTTCCGGTCAAAATAAAATTGGTATATTAGCAATATAAATAAAACGGAAATAATTAAAATATAACGGTAATGAAAATTAACAGAAATTATCGTTTCGTCCTGACAGTTCTGGACAACGAGAAAATTAACGCGGGAGAAATCCGTATTGACAGCTGTGCTGTAACCGGCGAGAGAATGTTTGCCAGCGAATGCCATTATTATGCTGAAAAAAATATTTTGGAATGCCTGAAAGAGGCCGACAAGAGAAATGACCTGAGCGGTTATTACGGCCATACGTACTGCATTTATAAGGAAAACAAGTCGAAAAAGGAAACAACCGAACGGGAGGAGGACGGCAAGAAAATTGTCGAAACGAGAGAAATACCGGGAGAGGCAATGCTGCTCGAAATAATAACTGTGGACGAAAACGGCGTAAATATCCGCTGATGCGGATATTTAGCCCAGGCCGGGAAGGCTGCACAGGAGTTCGACTCTCCTGCTGGGCACAATTGGCAATATTGCCGAGAGAATTAAAATAAACTATAATATGGATAAATTTAATTTAGTAGTACGCGCTGCAAGAGAATTGACGCGTGCCGTACAAGAGAATTATTATGACCTGTCAGACCTAAATATTATTAATTACAGCGAGGTATGTGAATGGTGTAACTTTCCTGATTTACAAGACGGAGGTATATATGAACAGGCTATTGATGCGGCTGCAAAAATTATTATAGAGATTATTAAATAACAGGAGAATTATGGCACAATTACAGCAATTTTTGTTCGAATTATCGTTCGGACAGACCAGGAAAATACGCGAATATATGCGAAAACGATATAACGTGTATTGCGGTTCAATGAAAGACCTGGAGCAGGCCATAAATGATTATATACCGAACGAGGATATATTAGAAGAGCTGTCAGAAGTATTGGCATGACAGGAGAGTCCTGCGCGGGAGAATGGCCGAGAGAAAACGGCATCAGTGGCTCAACTCCACTGGCAGGAGCAAACATTAAATTTACAGTAATATGAGCAAGAGAACTTACATGTATAATGTGGTGCTGCAGGAGAATGACGTATGCCCACAGGGTGAGCTCCTGACAGACAAAGAGCTCGAGAGAATGAAGCTGCATAACTGCAGACGTGATTGGCCGAGAACAGCAAAGGCTAAAGTATATGCCGAGAGTTGTTACATAAGCTTTGGCGTACGATTTGGACGAGTGAAACAATATATAAATACAGGAGAATAATATGAAGAAGACAGTTTATTTGTACGTTGAAAGAGACGACAGCGAATACGACTATAAAGCCGGATTTGCAAGCTACACTGAGGCAAATGACTATCGGCAAGAATGCCAACGCAGTTGGATGGGTCATTGTGACTATGTATATCTTTGGACCGGCTCCGAGAGAATTAACCTCACAAGAATGCCGAAAGACGAGAGAAACAAATTGTTGAAACAGTTTAACATACCGGAATAATGGAAAATAACAAATCGCAGTTCAAGAGAACAGGAGTTTTGCATGACGGAGCCGAGTGCATTGAGATACAAATAAGTCACTCAGGCGATGCGGCAAGGTACGTGAGCACAATCATGTTCACAGTAAGGGACCCAGAGGTCACGAGAGGCCGTCGGCAAGAGATACGCTACAGCGAGAGAAATGGCTATGTGTATATTGTGAAGTACGGCAAGAGACTATATTTGCACAAATTTCTAAGAATATACTAACATGGCAGCAAAAGACTATAAATTTGAGTACATGCTACTCAACCGGCTTCAATGCGATTGCAATTACTATCTTGGCCACGGCGGCCGAAACGCTCAGCATTGTCTTTGGGCCCATGACGAGCAGAAACAAATCGATAAAATGCGAGAGCTTTATGATTTGTTGCCGGTTAAACCTGAGTGGCTTACAAGAGAACAAATTGATGAATATGCAGCAAGAATGGGCATAAAATAACCAACATTATTTAACGAAAAAAGTTCTTAAAGCAGTAACCAGATTAAAATAAAAGTAGTATATTTGCATATAACTTAAAAGATATAACGAATATGGAAACAACAGTTTTTTATGTAGCAGTTGCCTATAGCGGCGGTTTCAATCCCATAGTTGTGGAGAAGTTTGATAACAAAACAGACGCAGACAGCTATGCGGCTCTTATGTGCCGCACAAAGCAACGCCGGTACATTGTACTCGAGCAAGTAACAGAATGGGACGGCACTCCTCAAGAGAATGCATGACCTTAGCCGCTGCGGACAGAAACGGTTTAGGAGCGACACCTACAGCGGCACTAAGTTTAATCCTTGCTTTCGCAATATTGTTGCGGAGCAACTAATAAAAATTTACAGTAATATGGTAACAATGAAATTTTCAGCAACCAAGTCAGAAACATTGTTTTTGACACCAACAATTGCAGTTGAACAAGACAACTTAGAAACAGCAATCCGATTTGCTCTTTGGCACGGCGTGTTCAGTGTAGAGGTAAGCAAGAGTTACAAAAACCGTAAAAGCTAAATAACATGGCAAGAAACGAAATATTTGTAGCGGCTTATAGGCTTGAAGCTTATGATAATTATGATGCCTTAGACGGCTTCATGGAAGCAATTTGCGATTATGCAATAATATCTAAAGAAACAGATTATGCGCTTACAGTAGTAGCTTCTTCAGAAGCCTTGAGCCTATCAAGATTGGCTAATATGGCACTCAGATTTTTTGGCAAGGAGGGATATAATATAAGTACTCTCGGACTCTTAGGGCCGTTTAAAAAACTCAATTGATATTTTTTAACATAAAACTTGGAAAAAAGTTCCCAAAGCAGCTCAATAATTCAAAAAAAACATAGTATATTTGCAATATCAAAATTAAACAATTCAAAAATTACAGTATTATGACAACAAAGAAATTTTCTCAGATGACAACGAAGAAGCTGAATGCTCTTTTGGCAACAGCAAGTGATGAAGACAAGAAGGCTATCGAAGCCGTACTCGCAGCTCGTGAACAGGCTCAGGTCCCCGCTGCTCCTGCAGCTCCTGAGGCAACCACAGAAGAGACTCCTGCCGCTCCTGCAAGTGAAGAAGAAACTCAGCTCAGCCCTGAGGAAGAAGCAGCTATCAAGGCAGCTGAAGAGAATGACGGACTCAACCCGCTCTACAATGGCAGCAAGGCAACTCAGGAGAAAAAGCCGAAGATGACCGACGAGGAGCGTCACGCGCTGGCCGAAGAGCTGAAGAAGAACGTTAATCACCGTTGTCAGGCAGTTCCTTTCAACACCGCAGAATGGGTTGACGGCTATATCGCCGGAGTGATTGAAGAGAAGCGCGGCAATAAGGTGCTTTATGCAATCAAGACAGACGACGGACGCCGCATTATTAAGGTACACGACAGTAATCTCGTTCGCATTCTGGATGAAGTTGTTGAGCCGGAGAAGAAAGCCCGTGCTCGCAAAGCAAAAGACCCGGCAGACAAAGTTGAATGGACACCGGAAGCAATTGCCGAAGAGGTTAACGAAGTTATCGGCAACGTAGGTAAACCGGTAGAATTTGAGAAATACCGCACTACAGACGAAAACGGTGAAGAGCACATTGAAATGGTAGTTGGCCGTATCGTGGCAATCGTGCCTGACAAACGAGCTCAGCGCTTGCTCTACCGCATTTCAGTTCCGGCTCCTATCGAAGGCAATCCGCTTGCAACGAAGACTATGCACAAGGTTGTGAAAGCCGAGGGCATTAAGATTGCCGAAGAGTTCGACGAAGAAGGTGCACAGCTCAATGCCAAGTATCTGGAGCGCCGTGAGGCAGCAGCAACCCGCACTCCGCTTACTCCTCAGGACCGCGTAATTCGCTGCGAGGAGAATGTGAAGAAGGCAGAAGAGAAGCTGCAGAAAGTTCAGGAAGAGCTGGAAGCCAAAAAGAAACAGCTTGAAGATGCAAAAAAGGAGCTGGATGAATATCTCGCCGGTCAGGTGAATGAAATTATAGCTAATGACATTTCATCTGAAGAAGAATCACTTGCTTAATGTTCGTTATATAGTTTTGCCATGAAAAGAGTCGTCTCGAAAGAGGCGGCTCTTTTTTTTATGCCATATCTAAATATGCGGCTATTTTTGTATTATTGCGGTTTATGTTAAAATATGTAAACTCATAGAAACATGCTTCTTTCGCGTTCTAGGACACTTTTAGGCTTTAGGTGTACTATAATATGGGTTAACTCAATTCGACGCGATAGAGGCCAAAAGAAGTGTATCTATCAATGTATTTTTATAAAGCCTATAATATGAATTGAGGCGTGGACTTTCTTGAGCTTTAAGCCACCAAGCAGTTATATAAATAGCTGTTAAATTTATGGCTAAAAAGTTGACTCATTTTCTTGGCTTCTAGGACACTTTTATTTGAGAATAATAGTAAACTAAATCTATAAAAGAAATGAGGAGAGAATGAACGAGAATAATGAAATTTCATATATTTTCGAGGCATTTAGAGCTCTATATTTTTATTTTGAAGCTGCAATAAACCAGTGAAAAATTTTTATGTTAAAGTCTGTAAAACAGTAATTTATATCAAGATTATTTTGTACTTTAGCCTTATAAAAGAACAAAAGTAAAACTGCTAAAAAATGTTACACACTAGAACACATAAAAGCCGCATGGCCATTATGATTAAACAGCTTATGCCTGAGTGTACAAGCTGTGTAGCTCGTGTGCACAGTGGACTATGCAGCAATTGTCCACATTGGACCCCGAGTGTGGCACAGGAGTTAACAGAGGAAATGGCCGAGAGAATATCCGCCACAATTGAACAAAAATAAATAATTGCAATATGGAAATAAATGAACAAGAGAATACCCAAGAGGTACAGCAAGAGAATTTGCTTGATGGCTCTCAGTCAGTTCAAGCGATGCAAGAAGGAAATGAACTGCCAACAGCTGTTCAATTAGTTCAGCCTCAAGCTGCTTTAGATGAAATAGCAGAGCTTGAGAAGAAATATCGTGAAACTATAGAACGGGAGAATAAATGAGTAATTTTGTTTTAGATTACAGCAAAAAGCAGACTTTGCAAATATCAAATGATGCTTTTTGCTTTTTGTATTATGGCGAAGAGCCATTAGACGAAGACAATTTGGAAGAAGCCAATGAGGTATCTGAAATGTTTTCCAATAATTTTTATATAGAAGATGATTGGAAAGCAGTTGATGACTCAGACCTTATAGAATGCACCTTTGTCCCGTATGTTAAAGACCAAGCCGATTATGATGAATATGAGAACCTTACTAAATATATTCAGCAGCAAATAAAATGGCTTGATGCAAATCATATTAGAGTGTGGTGGTTTAATAACCAAACTGGAACGAGAGAATTATGCGGTGATTTTAAGGTTTATACCAATAAATATGGCCTTAAGTGTTTTCATACAGGCAATCAAGATGAGGATTTTGCGACAGGAAAAATGAGCTTGTATTTTTTGAAGAATTTCAAAAAGCGTGTAGCTTAACAAGTGAATGAGAGAAATATAAGGCAGACTGCAGAAAAGTAGTCTGCCTTTTTTACATTAAGCTTTCATCTTCTTCTATAACGAGAGAATAACCGACTCCTCGTATGGTTTCTATAGCCACTCGGTTATCCATTTTAAGCATATTTCGCAGCATGCATATATGGACATCTAAGCTACGTTTATTAAAGTAGTTATCATCAGTCCATACTTGTTGCATAAGTATTTTCTTAGGTAATGTTTCGTTTTTATAGGCACATAGTAAAGCAAGAACTTGGCTTTGTTTATTATTAAGCCGTGTTTTTACACTGCCTATAGTAAGAATTTTATCTACTGTATTAAACAGGTAATCGCCTATCTCATAAGATGGCTCTATACTTCTTACTCGCACGCCACATCTTTTTAGAACGGCTTTTATTCTTCTTATAAGCTCCTCAATGTTATATGGTCTTATAACGTAATCATCTGCACCTTCATCAAATGCTTCAATAACATACTCATATCGGGCCTTATCCGATACCATTATTACCGGTATTTTATCATCTGATTTGCGCAAAAATTTTAATGGCTTTAGCCTCATAGAGGCATCTGTTGTTTTATAATGGCTTAATATGCATAAGTCATAATTCTTTTCTCTGATTTTGATTAGTATATCATATTCAGTTGAGGTTATTACTTGAAAGCCGTTATACACCAAATAATCTACCAGGATTTTACAGTCTTCATCTTGATAGATTAAAATTCTTGGCAATGCTAATTTAGTGTTATTACTTTTCATATCATTTCTTTAATCTTGTTTTGCAAATCATTATATAAAACTTCATACCAAAATGGATTAAGCCTTAACAGGTCAAAGTATGAATATACGCCTTTTTGATATATTAAAGAAGCATATTTAAGCTCTTTGTCTGCTCTTTTTTTAAGATGCTCATGATAGAACTTTATGGACTGGTCCACATTTACCAAGAATGGCGATTTATGCTCCATAAGAACTTTTTGCTCTGTATTTTGAGCAAAGTAATATGGGATATTCGGCATTGCCCAGAAAGTTAATCCAGCACCATATTCCTCACTCGCCTTATATAAAAAGCCAGGACATGGACGAATTGAGTCAGGATATAAGCTTTTACATATTCTTAACCTACGTGGAATAAAAGGATTAAGTAAAGTAGTTAATCGCTTGTTTATATAAGTTGAGTATTTATCAACCATTCTTGTGTGTTCTTTAACAAGTGATGAAACTAACAGCTTAATCCTTTCATTTCCTATAGGGTCACTCAGGCGTATATATTCTTGCCTGAAAGCTTCACGCTGAATACGTATTCTATCTTCTTTAAGTCGTTGAGACTTTTTCCTTTTAGCTTCTATGCTAGCCATTGCAGCTCTGCGCTGTCCCTCAGGTCCAAACAGTTTTACACCTTGGCAATTGTTTGGACCTAAGCCTGTCCATGGCATTTTATCTCCATATCTAGCTTCAATCTCTCTGTTTTCCTGCTCTTCTTCAGATAATTCAACATGCTCTTCTTCTAAGGTAATTTTTTCAATTGCCTCAGATTGAGCCTCTTGAATATCCTCATCATCGCTTTTAATTTCATCGAGAAATTCAAAGAGTTCCTTTTCGGTTAAGTCTCCATATTGCTTAATATCTTCCATGCCACTTAAATAATGACTTGATTATATCTTTTCCAGCTTGCTTGTTAAGCAATCCAAAATATGCAATTGCAAGCATGAGTCTTGCTATTTTATGCAATACCCAGGCCAATAGACATATAGGGAAATAAAGCACACCTACACATCTCCATAAAAATTTAAGCACCTTTTTCATCTTCTTCCTTTTTAGCCATTATTGTTTCTACTTTTTCTCCCTCTTCTACTTGTTTTAACTCAAGATAGGTTCTATGAAAAGCTTCATCGCCTATTTCTTTAATAAAAGTTCTAAGTGTAGAAGGATATTCGCTTGTATTTATAGTCTTATCGACTACTTTCGCGTAAAGAGCAGCAAGAGCTTTAGGTCCAAATACCTTTTTCTCCTGTAGTCTTTCGATGGGACCTCTTTTGAATTGAACACCTGGATGTTCATTCATAATCTTCGTACGAGTTAAGTACAAGTCCTTAATCAAAGCCTCGATATGCTTTTCAAACTGAGGCATTTGAATAATATCAATAACTTTCAAATCTTCCAGCTTCATTTTTATAAGTTTTTAAGTTGTTGTTTATAATACTTTTCTTGCATATTGAAATGTCTCTTATATATATGCAAATCATGAGCAAAATGGTAATAAGTGCCTATTGGCACACCGAGCTCATCCGCAACTAATTGTTGAAGTTTTGTCCAGCAATATTGGTCATTGCAAAAACCATAAACCAAATCGTTGCTTCGCATAGTTACACACATATCAAGAGTTCCTATTTGAGGCTTAATATCAAATCCGACTGATAGCGTACAAGGTGTATCATACTTATAGTCATCTTTTTCTTTACCATCAAATATAGTAAACCAAGCTTGACGAGTATCTTTATTCTCTTTAAGCTGTTCAATGCACTTTGCCAATTGGTGATTGCGAGTCCATTGCCATCCATAATTAGAATTGACAATGTTATCTCCACCATGCATTTTATCCCACATAGGAGCATGCTTTTTAATTTCAGCTACACTCCTATCTCCAGACATATACCAGGCATATTCGCGCTCTGCATATCGCTCGCTGAATTTACGCCATTCTGTTGTTATGGTGCGTTGCTGAGGATTAAGTAAGTAAAAACCAACATTGTAAACAGCTTTTGTTCCAACATTAGTATTTACTCCTTGGCCCATAATAAAAGCATATAGGTCTTCAAAAGCCTCAGTAGCATTTTTATAAGCTATATTCATACGTTATTCTCTTCTTTATAATCTAATATAAGTGCAACTCCATAATCATACCAAAGAAGCTCATCAAGTTCTTTTTCAGTTTTGCAATTATATTTACATAATTCAGCTTCTAAATCCATCGGGCTTTCAATGTGAACTTCATCTTCTATATACTTTGCCATATCATTTAACTATTTTATTGGTGCTGCTGTTATAAACTCTAAACAACAATTCTTCAGCTTCTTCATTCATGGCGTTGCAAATACTTATTGCTTCTTCCATAGATAAGCCTGTAAGTTCTTCGTCATCATCATTTACTGCAATTTCGCCAGTTATAACTCTAACATCAAATAAGTTTGCAGAAGCAAAAGCCTTAGCAGCATCAAGAGCTTGTATACAAATATAATGTACAGCATCCCAGTATATATAAGACAATGTGCTTGTATCTTTTAATATATCGACATAAAGCTCTCTCAACTTTTCTGGCTTAAACCATCCATGCTCATCCATTCGTCTATATTCAGCAAGCCATCTGCCATATCCATTTGTGGCCTTAAATCTGTTGGCATAAACAGCCACAAATCTAAGAAATTGGTCTGTATAAACGACTTGTGGAATTTCAACTGTTTTCTTCTTGAGCTGTTTCATGTGCTTAAAGTTTATATATTCTCGCGCGTTCTAGAGCACGCCTATCATTCCATTATTATTCAATCATTCATGTACTTAAAGCGCGATATTGCGCGCGAGAATAATGTGAAAATCAATCCTTAGTATGACCCAGTAGACCCGAGTGCTCCATCACCACGCTCGGATGAACGGCTGAAAAGCTCTGACTCAGAAACTTCTTCAAGGCCTTCATACGATACAGGCACAAGAATAAATTGTGCTATTTTCATACCTGGCTTAATGTGGACCTTGGCTTTGCCTACATTAACAACATGTATATGAATTTCACCTTGGTAATCTTCATCTACAATCTTGGCTCCGAGGATAACGATGCTTTCAAATGCTTCTGCTTTCGGTGTTCTACCAGCTCCAAGGCAGGCCCATTTAGAAGTTACAACTCCTGATTTATCAGCTGCCATAAGCATATATCCTTCTGGAATTTCCATCTTAATACCTGATGGTATCAAAACATCAGTTCCTGGATTTACAATAAAGCCTTTGTTACTGCCAAAGTTAGGAACGAAAAAATCAATTCCTGCTGCTTTACCAGTCCCACGAACAGGGGACTTTACATTTCTTATTTTTGCAAATTTCATGGCTACACCATTTTAACAAGTTCCTTAGCTGCTGTTTCTACGGCTCTAGCAAGTCTATTTTCAACTTCTGGACTTATAAGGCTGTAAACTCCTTCTTTTTCAAAAGCGTCAGCCATGATAGCTCCAATTTTTGAAAGCTTAGGATTAGAAGCGTTAATGCCATATTTATCCATAAGTTCTTTGTTATACTCATACTTAATACCTCTGCCATTTTCTACAGGAACGAGCTTAGCTATTTCTGCATGAGTATTTGACTTTCTGCTCGGAACAGTGATAATAATCTCCTGATTGGTTGTCATGCACATATCTGTGCACATTTCCATTACTTCATTGAAGTTGCGCTTAAACTCTCTTGGAGTTACTGAAATTAAACTTTTCATAATGACGTCAAATTAGCAATTAAGTTCAACATATATGCTTTGTCTTTATCTCTTCTGAGCTTCATCTTATCTTTTAAGGCGAGAACTACTAGCTGAACACCTATAAGATGATGTTTTGCATGAGACTCGTCAATTATATCCAATACTACCTCTTTGGATATAATCTCATCATAACTTTCGGTCTTGTCAATGATAGCATTTATCTTGATTCCACCAATTACAAATGAGTAACACTTGCTTTCTTCATAGTTTTCATTCTCAAGGCCAGACAGGAATTGAAGTTCTTTTAACTTTGTTTCCTGCTCTTCTTTCAGATGAAACACCTTTATATCTATATCCTGTGGATTAGACGGAACTCCGAGCATAGCCAGAGCAGTTGTACCTGTTACCATATACTCAATTCTATTTGCATTGCAAAAGTCATTGAGTTTGAATAAAGCTTCTTTTATCTTCATATCTATTACATTAAATCGTCATCGAATAAACTTGGTTGCTCAGTGGCTTTAGGAGCAACTTTTACATCTCCAGGCTTACGCTTTAATACCCAAAGAGTATTACGTGAAGCATCCGGGAACATAGGAGCCATTATATTGGCAATGAGGTTTGAGTCATAATACTCTTTAAGAGCATCAAACATTTTCTGCTGCCAATCATTCATCAGTGGCTTATAGTCTTTAGCCGAAGCAAATGTACCGAACTTCTTTACTATGTTGAAATGTTTCAGCAATATGCCTTCAAGCTCCCAATGGTCAAACTCTTGCACATCAACTCCGCGGCCATCGCCTGAGTCATAAGTATGATTACCAGCTGCTCCTACAGATGGGTCATAGTTTGGAGTTGAAAGGTAATAAGTAGCATTATTATTGCCACAAGCCTTGAAGTTCTTCAGAAATGCATCTGCATTCTGTTTGCCAACATGCTCGAGCACTTCAAAAGCACAGACTTTGTCAGCATTAAACTTGCTGAAATCCATGTAGTTTTTAACAAGGTCAGCAACATAGAAATGAGCCCAAGGTACATTGGCATACTTCTCAGTTGCTTCTTGAATTGTTTTTTCGCGGATATCGATACCGATATATTCTTTCTGCTTAAACTTGTTTCGGTATAATACCTCAAGCAAGTTAGCAGCTCCACAGCCAAAATCAACAATGGACTCGCCAATCTTGGCTTCTTTCAAGATATGAGTCCATCGTAGATAATGCGCAAATTGGTCTCTGTGGAATACGTGGCGCTCAAAGGCCTGGTCAGGTCTGAGGTCTGTTGTGTTATACGCTTTTGCCATAATTAAAAATTGTTTATTTGTTGAAAATATCTTTATGCTCTTCCAGATAGTCATTCATAGAACCCATGTAAGCTACTGCATCAAGAAGATTATCCTCTTTGTGTGCATAAGCCTCACGCGATAACTTAAGAGCTATCATAGCTCTATACATACCAGCAGTTGTTATTTGCTGGTCTTTAGGCGACATCAAGTTATAAAGAGCTGCTGCTCTTTCCATTGATGCCTGGAATGGCCCATATTGACGCTCTTTTTCCTCTGAGCGTTCATTTACAATCTTGTTTGCTTGTTCTAATATATTACTCATGCTTTGAAACTATTTATTATTTTATCTTTTAACTCTGGATTATCCTCAAGCATTTCTACAAAGAGGTCTGCCGCAACGTTTATACTAAACTGCCTCATATCATCATTTTCTTCATATCGCTTAAGGAAAAATAATATTTCTTTAAGCATTGCATTATTCTCTCTCTTAGCAGTTTTAGCATTTCTTCCATCACAGCATAGATTTTAGTTCTGCTTTTAATCTTTTTGCATCAGCACCTCTGAATGTTTGTGCATTCGCTAAAAAGTATCTAACAATATCTCCTGCGGTATTATAAAGATATATAACATTCGGGTCTGAAGTGTCAAGTGTTAACATTGCCTCTAAATAAGGCACCGCACCAAAATATACATTAAGCCATGTTGACTTTATATCTTTGGCTATTTGCTGAAAGGTTCTTTTCTTGTCCATTTTATTATCTTTATTTAGATATGCAAATATACTAATTTTCTCCGAGAATAGAAAATTTTTTCATTATAAAATGCACTCACTTAACACTTCTTAACTTGGCCAGATTTTATTGCTCTTCTGGATATTCTACTTGCAGTAATTCTTTGCAAAATTGAATAACTTGCTCATAGTTATTATACACAGTTTGAGTAATAATTCTCCGCTGAAGTATCGTCAGTTTATTTTTAATAATAAACTTATTTATGTTAAGAGAGAGAGTTTTATCATTGCATCTTCTTTTATCTCCTAACTGAATAGCTAACTGAGCATAATGAATACATTTCTTTATATCCTGCACTCCATTTTTAGCTTTATACCTGCTAATATATTTTATAATGCATCCTTGTATAAAAGAGCATCTTAAAGCAGTTATAAGTTCTATTGGTTGCATAGCCATATCTTTATAATGGCTACCGCCTATTTGTACATCTGTTGCTTTCATATTTCTACTTTTGTATAATTATTAAAATCACAATAAAGATATTTAAGAATAGGAGTTATAGCACCATTTATATATTTACATGTAGTTGACCATGTATTTTTCATAACTACCTCATATATTACATTGCGATAACAGAATATATCTCCAACCTTTAACCTTGATATTTTAATATACTTTTCGCACATGACTATTAGCTATAAATCCGTTTGCTACTCTCAGTTCATCCATAAACATAACAGAATTGTAATGCTTAGGAAATTCTCTTATCACCTTAAAACTTGCTGTTTTGTCTTTCACAAAGCTATTATCGCCTACAGGTTCTACATATCCAAGCTTTACAAACTTATAAAGATATGCGGTTTCTGAGTTTCTACCTGGCTCTTTACCAAGCAGAATTTCTTTTGAACTTACTACTTTGCCAACATTATCGTTAACAAATTTTACCATTTCCGGAAATACCGGAGCTCGCTTTCCATTACGTCCCATATTACATAAATTTTTTATATTTGTCAATTTTTGCTTTTATGCTATCCATTAAGGCATTTTGCTTTTTATCTTTTGCTTTAAGTGCTCTGATTACATCTTCATCATGAGTGCCTTGCAATATCAAATGATTTATAACAACATGATTTTGCTGTCCTTGCCGATATAATCGAGCATTAAACTGCTGATATAATTCAAGACTCCATGTTTGCCCAAACCAAACTATTATACTGCCTCCTGCCTGAAGATTAAGTCCATGGCCTGCTGATGCTGGATGCGCTAACATAACTTGTATTTTACCAGCATTCCAGTCTTCAATATCTTTATTGGTTTTAAGTTCTCTCGGCTTATACTTCTTAAGGTAGTCCATTATTCTGTCTCTATCGAATTGATAGGTCCATGCTACAAGCACAGATTGGCCATTTGCATCTTCGATTATTTCCTTAAGAGCTTCAAGCTTAATATCATGAATTGGAAATACATTTCTTTCTTCATCATATATAGCTCCATTGGCAAACTGAAGTAATTTATTTGAAAGGGCAGCAGCATTGACTACATTTACTTCCACAGGCTTTTCAACAAATACTGAATTGTCATTTTCGTCTTCTTGCTCAACAGTTTCAGTAGCACTTATTAAGTCAAGCACTTTATTCTTTTCAAAGTCATCATATTGCTTCTTTAGAGCTTCAGACATTCTAAGCTTTATATAGTTATCTGTCCTAAACGGCATTTCAAGATAATCATCAGCTTTCATGCTTATGCAAATATCCTCTATTTTCTTATGTATTAGATATTCTGAGTCACTCATCAAATCGTATGAATATACAACATGACCATTTGTTTGGCCTGGCCGAAAATACCTTTCTCTATATCTGGATATTGTCTTTTCAAGGCGCTCGCCTCTATCCATAAGATATATTTGAGGCCACAAATCAATAAGTCCATTTGGAGCAGGTGTACCAGTTAGTCCTACTAGCCTTTTAAGATAAGGCCTTGCACCACGTAATGCCTTAAAACGCTCTGATTTATAAGACTTAAAACTGCTAAGCTCATCAACTACTACCATATCAAAAGGTAATTTGCCTCCGCCATACAAAGCACAAAGCCATGCAACATTATCTCTTGATATGATATAAATATCAGCTTTTGTTTCCATAACAGCTGCTATTCGCTGTTCAGCAGTACCTATAATCTTAGAAAAGCGCAAATGCTTTGTATGTTCCCATTTCTCTGCTTCTTCTTGCCAAACTGACTGAGCCACTCGTTTTGGAGCTATAACTAATACAGAATTAACTTCACAATAATCAAACATCAAATAATTTATAGCAGTAAGAGTTGATATGGTTTTGCCAAGGCCCATATCTACAAATACACCGCAAAATGGATGCTCGATTATATGCTGCACGCAAGCTAATTGGTATTTATGTAAATCTGTTTCTTTCATCTGTTTAATACAATATCATCTACAAAGTTTATTACACTTTCTACTGTATCTATCACTTCAACTCTAAAGCCTAAAGCTCTAAGCTTATTGTGCATATATGCCTGTATGCGTTTAGGCTTTCGCCCAGTTGTTTTTAATTCCACAAAAACTATTTTATGGCCCGGAAATAAGCACATTCTATCTGGTAAACCTATAAGTTGGTCGCACAACAGTTTTATGCACATACCACCATTTATCTTAACAAGCTCAACCAATTTGCGCTCTACAACTTTTTCACTGTCTACCGTCTCTTTCTTCATAAGTTAAATTTATTGAACTTACAGTTACTCCTAGTATTTGCAATGACTAATTAAGCTTATCTTTAAGATTTTTCTTGAATTGAGCTACATCATTGCAAGCATTCTCTTCTGTTACATGGTTTTCATCATATTTTATTATTCTTAAAGAACCATCGGAGAATTTGCATACAGCTCTTAGTATTACATATTTCATAACCTGGCCATATAAATGTTATACTCACACTTATCCAAATTAAATTCCAGTTTGTCAACACAAAACTTTTGGCCATTGTATATAACGACCGTTTTGACAGATGGAATATGTTCTATATTTCTTGTTACAAGAAGCACAGAATTACGGTAATTTCCGTATTGCGTTTTATAAAAATTTGCTATCATAATAAGCTGTCTTTACGTTTATAGTATTTCTGTTTACCGTATAAAGGAAAGTTCTTAGTAGATGCTATAGCTTCCCATTCAGGCAATGACCTAAGAATTTCATTAACCTCTCTGGTATTATATCTTGACATTTCTGTCTTATCTTTGCCAAGGCACTCACACCATACTTCAGCAATGCAGACAAAGTCTTTTTGTACTGTACCATTTTTAGACAATGGGTCTTCAAGCCAACGTCTTCTGTCATACAGGTCCATTTTGTCCCAATCATCTGGAAATTTAGTATTAAGATATTCTTCAATAATACCTTTTCGCTCATCTGCTTCTGAGTGTTTATGTTGCTCAATCTTAGCAATTATATCTTCATCACCAACAAGGTATAAAGGCTCTTTTGCCAAATATAGTTGATATGCTTCAGCCCATATTTGATTTACTTCATCTTGTGTAAGGTCATCATTTACAGACTTTGTGGCATATTCTGGTCTTACATCTATAGGCATAAATCGTCTATTTCCTGTCGGGTCACGTAAGAAATCTTTGTTGTTAGTAGTACCAAAAAATACGCATTGACGCTTATATGTTTCTACTGTTCTACCATACGCCGGCCTGAACATATCTTCTCTTTTTGATATGTAGTGCTTGATTGACTCTACTTCTGCTTTCTTAAGGCCTGAAAGTTCTGCCATTTCAATCAGCCACGCCCCTTGTATCTGCTCAAATGACTCCTTGCCCTGCACAGTCGTGAATGTATCTGAGAACCATTCCATGCCGAGCTTTTTAACGAAAGTACTTTTATATGTTCCTTGTTCTCCGACAAGTATAAGCGCTGTGTCGAACTTAATACCTGGCTCGAATACCCTCGCAACAGCCGCCGCCAACGTCTTCCTAATGGCGGCTCTAGTATAAGCGTTATCTTCTGCTCCAAAATAATCAATCAATAATGTATTAACTCTCGGTATGCCATCCCACTTTTGAGCACATATATACTCTCTTATCGGATGGAACTTTTTCTTTTCAAATTCAAGCGCAAGCGCGTCGTCCACTTTTTGACTTGACACAATGCCGTAAACACATTCAATGTAATTACGAACACCAGAATAGTCAACATCACGGAGAGGCTCCACAGTATCGACTTTACGCCATGGTAACGAACGTGTAACATATCTTTTATTATCAAAAATGTTTAGCTTAAATACATCTTTTAAGAATTGGTCATGCTGAATTATTATATTCAAGTTATTGGCAGAATTATCATATTCGCCTTTTGTATTAGCGTCAAGCTCTTCTGTCCATGAAGTATCATATTCTTCAGGAACTTCTGCTTTTGCTTCTTCCGCAAACTCGAATTTAGCTTCAGCAAACTTTTCTTCAGCAATATGCTTTTTTGTTGTAGAGTCCTTAGAGGCAAATTCTTCCATTGCCTTAAAGCTCTTTTTATCTTTGTCTTCTTTTTCTTTGCCTGTATCTAAATGGCCAAATTTATGTATGCGAACTAAGTCAAATGCATTACATAATCTACATCCAGCAGGGTCTGTTCCATGGTGAGAATATGCAAATTTATCATCATAGACTATTAAGCCCGCAGCTGTAGAACCATTTATATACGTATATCGCCCTTCTCCAGCTGGTGTATATACATCTGAAAGAAAAGTCTCAATAGCTTCTTGTATAGTATAAGTACGACAGAAAACACCAATTATGCCTTTTTTATCTTCTGGGTCTTCTTGCTTTTTGATAGCTTGCATTATTACATCTGTGCTATCTGTAGCAGTTGGCCATTCGCTCGTATCATGCCAATCATCATATAGCCCAAGAATATAATCAGCTTCAAGGAAAGGTCCGTCTTGAAATTCAAAGTAGTACTCCATGTCTAATGATACAGACGGCCAGAACATAAGTCTATTTACGTCAAAAGTCGACTGGTCAAACAAATCAATGTTTAGGTCTCCAGCGACTTTTCGGGCAATGGCTTGATATTCTTCTTGCGATACTTCTCTATCAAGTGGAATTATCAATCTGTGTCGTGGCTTTTCAGGGCATGACTTATGAGTTGAATGAATAACCGCGGCACAATCAAATAGCATTGTAAAGTCCCACCAAAAGTTCTCGTGAGAAAAGTCAATATCCAATGTAATTAACTGGCGGTAAAGTACATTTATTTTATCACGCCTACCATTTGTAAGAAATCCGCCTACAAATCCACCTACATCTTTTATCTTACTTTGCTCTTCTTTTGTGGCACTCATAAACCGCTTATATGTTTCAGCGGTTACTACAGGAGTAGCTAGCTTTTGAACTAAATTGCTCCAAGTAGTTTTGGTATTTTTCCATACTTTACTTGAAACATTTAGTCCAACTGCTATGCTCAAATTTTCATCATATTTCAATTTATCTACTTGCATAATATGTGTAAACAATATATAAACACAGCCAAATCATATTTTTAATCTTCTAGCAAGTATGAAAACTTAGAATTGCAGCCTCTGTATTCACCAAAATATTCTATTTCAGCTTCTAATCTAGCTTTTACCGCATCTTCAAAGGTATCATATTGACCTAAGCCTATAGTCTTTTTATGCACAGTTATATAGGCTCTGTATTTACCATTTCCATATCTCGATACTCCTATTGCTCCAGAAGTATTATCTATTCTTGGTTTAATAGCATGCTGAGCATTTTCTATTTTGGTGCATACCCTTAGATTAGACTTTCTGTTATCTAAAGTATCACCATTGATATGGTCTATGCAAGTAGTATGGTCATTAAAATCTGGTCTATCTAGCCCTAATACTACCCTATGCATTCTATGCCTAAAAGAAAAAGCATAACCTCTATGAAAAGTCCATCTGTATAAGATTACTTTATCTAGGTCCTCTAAGTCTACTAAAGCTGAAGCTATAATTTCTCCTTTTTTATTCTGTAGAAGTATTTCTGCATAATCTTCATGCTTTATATAAAGATTAGGGCATTTTGTTATATTTAATCCTTCCATGACATTTAATTATTTTTGGTAAAACATCATTACTCCTCCATCAGCGTTCAAAGGTAAATCTTCTGCCCACTGCGGTGGAGTACTCATTATTTCAACAAGCCTATTATAGTGGTCTTTAGCATTTATTTCTGGTACTTCTACTATTACTTCGTCATGTACTGACGCTACTATTTCATAACCTTCATCTTGCATTCTTAACATTGCATCACCTAATAAGTCACGTGCAATAGCTTGTACAATGTTCTCTGTTAATTTACCTCCATATGTATCAATTTCGCCCCATTGCTTAGTTTCTTGCACAACTCCTTGGTAACATAATACTCGAGTTGGCATTGTAGAATGGCCTATCTTCTTATCTTTGAATTTAGGTCCATAGTAGAATAGCTTTCTGCCAGATGGCAATTGTATTGTCATAAACTCACCATTACAGTCGAAAATTATATTTCTACATGTGCATGATACTGGTCTTTGGTATCTGACAGCCTCTTTCGATGCTTCATCTATTTCTTTCCACATATCTACAATTGCAGGGTTTGCCGAGCGCCATTTACGCACCAGGCTCATCATTTCAGTATCTGATAAGCCCATACGTTCACCACCCATTCGCTTAAGTGCTCCTAATGAGCCCTCATAACCGAGTGCAAGCTCTGAAATCTTTGATTTGTCACGAAGTACTGAGCCTTTTGTAATAGCAGATATTGGCACATTAAACATCTTTGCTCCTGTAGCTTCATAGATTTTACCATCTCCACGGAATACGTCCATTCGCCATTTTTCGTTTGCAAGCCAAGATATAACACGTGCCTCAATGGCCGAGAAGTCCGCAACACTAAATACTTTACCAGGCGATGCTATAAGAGCTGTTCTTACTAACTGTGACAAAATATCTGCAACATCATCGTACATCATCTCAACCGACTCCCAGTCACGTGCTCTAATCATTTCACGCGGTACTTCTATATGTGATATATGATTTTTTGATAAATTCTGCAATTGCAATAATCTACCTGCCCATCGTCCAGTTCTATTTGCACCGTAGAATTGAAATGTACCACGGACTCTATGGTCTTTCATGGCACAATTAAGCATAGCATAATACTTCTTAATAGACGTTTTTGAGAGCTTTTTGCGTATATTAAGCAACTCGATAACATCTGGATAATCTGCAAACTCTTTCATTAAATCAGGCATTGTTTCCTTTGAAAGTGACATAACAACACATCCTGTTGCCTTTTCAATCCATTGCCTAATTTGAACAGGCGAGTTTGGATTTTCAAGCCCTGTTAGCTGTTGAGCATGTTGCGTTAAGATAGAAGTATATGTGTTATCTACTGCGATAGCAGACTCTGCTAATTCCATATCAACCAAAATACCTCTATCATTTATATTCTGGTCAAGCACATACATCTTGCGCTCAATATCAGGAATGATATATGCCTCTAATCTCTTAAATATCTCACGCTCTGCAAGTACGTCATACTTGTTATATTCCTTATACATTTCCCACTTTTCAGGAGCATGTTCAGGATAATTCCGAGTACGCATGCCATTAACTCGAGTTGCTTTGCATGGGCATGAGAAGTATTTAATAAGTGCTTTACCAGTATCTAGCTTTTTATCTGTAAGATTAAGAGCCTTTGATACTTCGTCCAAAGAAAGTGGTAAACCACAATACGCAGCTTTTACAGAGGTACAATACCACTGTTCTGCTGGAACATTATATCCTATACGCTTAAAGCTCAAGCGCTCAAATACTGCATTATGTGCCACTTTTACACAATCCGGGTCAAGCAAAGCTTCTTCAAACTCTTCAGGCATTTCTTCACCTTGAGCCAAATCTACTATCTTTACCGGGCCATCATCTAAAGCATATCCTATTATAAGAATTTCAAAGTCTGGTGACTCGATATACTTATAAGCTCCAGACTCTTTAATATCTACAGATGAATATGTTTCAACGTCTATAAAAAGATTTTTTGCCATTATTTCTTTATTTGATATTATAGAATTGTGGAATAGGCAGGACTCGAACCTGTATCTTGCTCTCATTGTTTTTAAGTGGCGCCACGCTGCTTTACCATTAAGCTACTATCCCAATAGGAGTATAGGCGGGACTCGAACCCACATTTACTTAGTTTCCACAGACGGTTTCCGAAGTAAGTTTTACCATTAAACTACTATACTCATTGATGCAGAAAGGAAATTACATCATATCATCATCCTGAACAGCATTATCTCCACCGAAATCTTCTTCAGCTGTTGAGCCACCGGCCAACATCTCTCCATCTTCGAGCTTTTGAAGATTATTCAATCCAGCAGCGATGCCTTTGGATGAAACATTGAAAGCATAGAAGTTGATTGAAGCGCGACCATAACAACCTGAATAGAACTCGTCTCTGCTCATGATTGGATTGAGTGAGCGGTCTACAATACTCGGCTGACGCATTGAGTTTGCATTGATGAAATAATGGTTCTCAAATGCTGGGTCATCTGAACGCTCTTCATCGCCATCGCGTAGAGGCAATTTGAGGTTTGCTGGAATACGGCCATTCTTATCTGCGAGTTTTGCCTTACCTGCTTCCTTTGCAGCTTCTATGGCTTTCTTGATTTTGTCAATAGTAGCCGTATCGCTCTTAGGAATAAGAACGCAGATATTATACTTAGGAGTATCGCCCTCATTCATAGCTGTGGGCTCGAACACGTTTACATAGCAAAATCTTACTTTGCCAGTTACAACCTTGGTTGAATTTACTTGATTACTCATTGTCTTTTAATTTAAGTTGTTATTATTCTTTGAAATCTAGTTGTGCTTGAGCATATCCCATTGCTGGTCTCTTGTCTTCAAGAGGTACAAGAGTAGGTTTGCCTTGTGGCTTGATAACCACATCTGAGAGTATTTCCTCAAAACGCTTTTTGCCTACTAGCTTCTCAATAGAAGTAATTGGTTTAAGCTTCATATTGAAAATCTCATCTTCTGAAAGTTCAGGGCAACGTGCAAAAATTGCATTAGAAGCTTGGTCTTCATCAACCCATTTGCGCCGACTAATTCCTTCAACTAATTTAAGCCCCGGCCATTGCTTATTCTCGTTAATCGCTTTAGTTTGTGCATATTCTGTTATTGAATTAGCCCATTCTATAAGCTTAGGCACACGCTTAACTATATCAGCAATCTCATCGTCGGTTAACAACTCTGGGTCTGCAAATTCGCGTTGCGCAATTTCGAGTTGTTGCTCATAAAGCTTACGACATTGATTACGCACAGCACAAAATCTGCACCAATCTCCAGCATTAAGTTCTCCTTTACCTTCAAATGCAAGTTCAGCTCTTGGTCTAAGTTCCTCTTCTGCCCATTTACGAAGTTCTTCGACAGATATTTGCCAACTTGATATATTGTTAATGCGAGGCTGTATAATAGTCAATCGCACTTCCGTTATATCATACATTGTATCATATTTCTGCAAAGCTCCAAGTCCATAAAGCATAAGTTGCTTATTCCATTCAGCATACACTGGAACACCTTTTCCGTATTTTAAGTCAATGACCTCCATAAGATTATCATTGATAACAACACAGTCGGCTGTTCCAAAGCTTTCAGGCACATACTCTGTCAAATCGAGTTTCTGCTCAATTTCCATGACAGCTAACGGATTTTCAGTTTTTGCTTCAGCTAATTGTTCTGAGCAATAATCTGTATAGATAGGTACGACTTCAAGCATTTCCTCGCTGAACAGGTCGTTTGCCATTATCTCTTCGAGCCTTTGGTCAAAGTCTTGTTCACTAATGCTGTTAAGTGTATCTTTTCTCAGGTAAAGTTCTGAGAGCTCATGGGCCAATGTACCTTCTTCTGCATATACTGAAGACTTCTTTTCTCCGTATTCATCTTCAAGCTTGGCAGACGGAGTACAATTCAGCCATCTTCCTGCTCCAGAAGCCGAGAGGAGTGCATGACTCCTCTGGCTATGTTTCTGTGGTTTAGTACTACTTGTCATTTGAATTATATGTTTTTGCCAGTTTTGTTAATCCATAGCAACATCGAATATAAAGCATTGGATTTTCTCTGCGAAACTTATAAGCTGCTTTTTGCAACTTCTTTGTACTCGACATAATTACAGTGACTCTAAGAAGTTATACATTTCATCATACTTAGCTGGGTCAAGCTTTGTTACGCTCGGGGCTCCAAGCTCATTGAGTTTCTGCTTGATTACGTCACGATGCTCATTGACCTTCTTTGCAAGCATTCCGCGGATTTCCTCAATGCTCTTAGAGGCAGAAGAAGCAGCCGGAGCAGCAGGTGCTGAAGGAGCAGGCTTGGCAGCGCTCTGAGTCTGGGCAGGTGCTGCAGGCTGGGGAGTAGGTTTTGCAGGAGCTGGCTTTGCTGGCGCAGTAGGAGCAGGTTTAGAAGCTGGAGCAGCAGGTGCTGAAGGAGCAATAGCATTACAAAACAATGACTTAATGAAATTCTGCGTATTTTCAGACAGGTTTACGCTAACCTCAACAGAAATTTTAATGGCTTCCATTTTCGTAATTTTTAATGAAGTTATCTAAATAGTTAATAAACTCATTTACTGTCATATCTGGTACGTTTGAGAGCTTTTGATGGATAAGCTCATTATTCTTATATATAGATACGTACACGCCTTTATAATTCAGCTTTACTTTATATTCGCCTTTCAGCATTGTTAGGCATCCATCTTCAGATGAACCTTTCCAAGTATTTGCTGAAAACAAATCAGTTACTAGCACGCCAATATGATTGGCCAATCGCTCTAACTGTATAACATCCAAATTGGCTTCGCCCTTTAACACACGGTCAAATGCCTGTTTCGGATATTTAACAGTAGGAAATAACACTTTCGCTAAATCTTCTGTATTTAGCTTGTAGTGCTCAATTACATTACCTATATTAAATTGTTGTTCCATATTTTGGTGAATTTTATTATCTTATTTTCGATATGCAAATATACAAACTATTCTCGAAAGAAAAAAATTTTCCATTATTTTTTGAGAATTTATTTGTTAAAAATAATTAAACAGCAATTTTAGTGCGGCTTTGAAATTGCTGTAAACAAAGAAACAATAAAAACAATGCCCCTATATATTTCAAACTTAATTTCTTAATTTCCGATTAACATTAAGGTTAATAAGAAATATCGGCTTTTAATATGAAAAGATTTAATGAAATTATTGTTTCTTTGTTTACAGCATATATAAGTAATTGATTTTGAGCACTTTAGGTGTAAACAATGACTTGTTTATATTGTTTCTATTGTTTACCGCTTATGCTTATATAATCCACACTAACTATAGAGGTGGCTGGATTTTGGCTTACGACATCTACTTGCCTACTTTTTATTTTATTGGTTTTCCATAAAAATCCCAAAAAGCGCTTATACTTCACTGTTTCTACTATTTTAAGTGACTCCCTGTTAGATATTTGCAACTCCACAGTGTCTCTTTTTAGGTCAACACATCCTGCCACATCAGTCCATTTTGATTTGTAATTAAAGCATTTAAGTGTATCAACTGTATTCGTCGTAGTATCAATTCTTATGGAGTCGCTCAGCTTTGCAGAAAGTAAGTTTATTGTTTCTGTCTGAGACGATATAACTCTTTGTAAGTCCGATTTGCTTACTTTAAGCTGCTCGATTAGTTTCAAATCCTGCTTTCTGTATTTCTTATATTCAGAAAGTGAAAGCTGAAGCTCTGTTACTTTAGCAGCATTAAGGCTATCAGATACTTTATAGAGTTGGCTTTGTGCCATTATAGACTCTTTTTCTGAAAGCAATACTTCCTGATTGCTTTTAAGCATATTGTTTTCTTCTTTTAGGTTTTTAATCCTAATTCCTGCTATTACTATAAGTAGAATAGCAACAGCAATTATTCCTATTTTTATGATTATCTTTTTCATGCTCAATTTATTCTCGCTAATTCTCGCATAATCTTTGAGTTTTATTTGTTATTATTCATATTTAATATAAAAACCATTCTCGTAATAATTTCTTATACACGAGAATGGTTTTTATGTGCTTCAGAGGTCTTTATACTCGTACTTAGCATCAAAGCTGGGGCACGCCTTAGCTGCAAATTCTCTGTGCCCATGAATAGTAGCATTTGGGTATTTTACCTTTAAGCTTTTCAGCAATTCGAGTAAAGATTGCTTTTGAGCCTCAGTGCGTGTATCTTTAGGAGTTTTACCGTCTTTAGCAACGCCTCCTACATAACATACTCCTATAGAGTTTGCATTTTGACCTGAGCAGTGGGCTCCAACTACACTTTCATCTCTGCCTTTATGAACAGAGCCATCGAGCTCAATCACATAATGATAACCAATATCTTTCCAATGATTACCATTCACATGCCAATCTCGTATGGTCTCAGTTTTAACATCTCGTCCTTCAGGAGTAGCAGAGCAATGGACTATGATTTTATTTATCTTTCTCATTTAATGTTAGCAATTGGCTTATTTTGTCTAATATCTCATGACCTTGTTCGGCAGTGGTAGCTTGCACAATCTGCTTAACTATATCAGGTACTTCTGCAGCATGAGCTTTTTTACGTTTGCTATTTTCAACCACAGATTTACCCTCAATATATATAACTGCAACAGTACATAGAATTGTGGCAAATGGAATTATATAGAATGATAATAAGCTTCCAAGTATATCAAACATAAGAGCAAAAAGCATTAGCCTTACATAATCGCCGATTTTTGTAATTGTTCTACGAAATCCATGCGACATCAATGCTTGGCCAAGTGCTTTTGCTGTTGTTGTTCCACTCCAAAAGTCTACGATACTGCTTAGTATCATGAAAATCCAGCAGATTAAAATAATGCCAACTCTAATAGCTATGAAAAACATTAGTCCGTCAAAGTTCTTTGCTTCAATCAGTTCTAACATACTATACAAATTTTTCCCAGTCCAACTTGATTGCTTTTCCGATTGCGTCAGCAGTCCATCTGCAGAAAATCATGTCATCATACCCATCTGGGTCATTGGCTACTTTATGAGCATATCTCAAGCATGCAGCCTCATCTTTTAGAGGGTCTGGATAGAAATCTGCATAAGCCATATTAGCCGCATAGGTAACATCGCCTGTTGTTACTTTGCCAGGAATGCTCAATCCTAAACTTTCCATAGACTTTTTGACTTGGCTTGCAGTCCAAGAGTGCTGTTGGCCATTAGCATTTACCATCATTTTACTTACGTGCTCTGCAAGAGCATCTGTAAAGTGATAGCCATGCTTTTTGACATACTCAGAATATCCTTTAGCAGACATAAGAGCATTCGCTGTTTGCTCATAAGGCAAATCAAATTTAACCTTATGCTCACCATGAGGAGTAGCTATTCTGCTTTCTACTACTACATCCTCTTCATCTTCGTGCTCCTTATTATGGTCGCACGTATGATGCTTTACTATGATACATTTTAATCTGTGTCCCATAACTTTTAGCTTTCAAATTTTTTGATGAAATTCTCCATCATTTCCTGCTGCTTTTTCATGAGTTCTTTCATTTCACCGATAGAACCTTCAATCTTGCCGAAAGCGCTGCTCTGTTTCTTGCTTTTCCTTATACATAGGATTAAGCTCTGCAAGCAATGAAGGGGCTTTGTCAATGATGTTTTGAGCTTTAGAAGCAGAAGCCAAAACCTGTTCAGCATTCTGATTGTCCTGCAACTGAGTGCGGATAGCATTAAGCTGAGCCTGAGTTTCGATACCCTGGGTAGCAGTACCTGCGCCATCCCCACCAAAGCCAAAGCCTCCATTGCGGAGCAGAGCCATGAACATGAGATAAGCAAACGGATTGTTCATCCAGTTGTTCATACCTCCACCCATCATGGCGGCCATAGGGCCCCAATCGTCTCTGCGGTTATTACCTGCCAGAATGGCTGCTGCGAGTGCGTTGTCATTGTCGCCTCTGTCGCAACAATAGATTTTTTCTGTAACTTCTCCCATAATTTTGAAGAATTTAGAAATTTGCTAAACAATAAAATTAATTATAGTATTTCTTACAAGAAATTATTTTCTAATAACCCCGCCGTTGGGGTTAAATAGGCTAAAACCGGGCTTAACGACGTGGCGAATATCATACGCCATTGTTTCCATGTAAATATTTTATCCATATCATCAAATTGTTATGCCGGGGATTGCTCCCCGGCTCGGTTCTTACTTCGTTCGTAATACTAAATAATTGGCGTCGTCCGTGTTGTAACTTACAAACAACTTTCCGTTTTGCACGGTATCGGTCAACAATACGGCGTTGTCTGTTTGCTCTACAATTTCCACGTTCAAACCCTCCATGAAATTGGGTAACGTCAACGAAACCCGACTTACATGTTTTTTATTCATGTAAATATATATTTAGTCATATTATTCATATTGAATAAAAAAATTCAACATTTCAGCCCACGCAACGGGTATATTTTTATATGTATTACCATCTGCCGCGACAATATTATCTATAAAAGGTCCAGCCGTATCAACTGTATGATGCGGATTTCCGCTACCACTTGGCATTTTCCTAAGAAAACATATAGAATTAGCGTTGTTTATTGATACTTTAGCCAACATATTTTCGTAAAACAATCCATAATCATCTTCTGCACAAAATATAGCAAATGGTGTTTTAGTAATTTTTATTGGTTTCTTTTGTTCCCACTCATTTAGTCTTGTTTCGTAATTACTATCAACGGCTAATATATTAAAAATATCTAAATTACTAATATTAATTATAGATTGTGAAGTACATATATATCCTAATGTCTTATCTATATTTAATTGAACATATTGTTTGCGTTCTTCCGTCCATCCTATATCCGAACCTCCTTCCGGAATTAGCATTATTTTACCTTCTCCAATTAATTCACCACTTTCACTTCTTTCCATACCACTGAACCCAAATGAATCCATGAATGCTATTCTATCCTCGTTAGTGTAACCAAACTTTAGAGCGAATATATCATACGCTCCCGCTAACGAACATGCTGCAAGAACTGGGATATCGGTGTATTTAGGCAATGAATACACCTGAAAACCTCCGTGACTCTTTCCGAATATAAATATTTCTTTGTGGAAATTATACTTCTCCATTAACCAATGGTACATAGTAACATAGCACTTATAATTTAGCGGAGTACAAAGGAAATGTAACGTACCTATAACATTACTTCTGAATTCTCCTGCACTATCATCACTTGTTGCGTATGCCGTACAATCACATACTGCATAACCTTGCCCAACGAGATAATCAACGTATGGGTCATATTCATAAAAATTCAGCACCTCTGGGTATGCACTACCATGTGCGAATATTATAAGCCTTGTTTTACCTCCATTCTCGTTGTATGATTTCGGCAATTTTAATATTATATTACCTATTGTCTGAATATCATAACTATATTTTACCGCTTCACTAACATTTGTTTCCAACACATCATTAGGTTTCATCGGTATTTGAACCCTTGTGGATAACTGTATTAAACCATCTTTGTATGGATTTTTATCTTCAATGAAAACAAAATCTTTAGTACAATGCAATTCAACAGATAATCCAATCTCACTTTCTGTTATTACTCTTTTTTCTGAATTTTCATTTTTCTCAATTATAAAACGGAAAAATTCACACTTTTTGTCAAGAATAGCATTACCTGTATACGTCTGCAATGGTAATATCAGATTCTTATCTTTATCATACTGCCTAAAATATATATTGTACCCATCATTTACTGTTATCTTCACTTGGTCTACTTGCGAAGCTCTTATATAGTATTTTGTTCTAAGACAAGTCTTAATAAATCCATTTGTATCATATCCATTTGTAGGACTAATATAACCACCCTCTAATGTAGGTCGTATATTTCGCTTTACGTTATAAGGATTTATATTTACTTTAGTCCAATTAGCCGTATTTGTAAATGTACCTCCATCAATTTTAATATATTCCGTATTACCATAAGCGGAACTGTAAGCTATTATTATCCCAAATGCTTTATCTTTGTTTTTTAACCGTGGATTAATGATACTGTAAACTTTTTGAATTGCGTATTCTTTGCTATAATACCCTCCATCCAAATCACCATTTAAACCGAATATATCTATTACATTATATAATGATGATATATTTGATTTATTAATTGTATTTTGCGATATTATTTCATCAATTATATTTTCATCACTTCTTATTGCCGTATTGTCTGTTTTTTTTATTATAATCCTTATCGATATACCATCCATTTCGTATGTTTCTTCTATATCTTTCATCCCTATATAATTCCCGCTAATCCTGTCATATACTGCAGCTGTTGTAATTTGATAGCCATTTTTCAAATTTAGCATTATAGGCGGTATTAGATAAGATGTTACAACCCTTGCCGTTTCATTTTTTATATATACGCCATCCGATTGCCTTATTGTTCCATCATATAGCTGTATTTTACCTTTATTGCAATCAAGAATTACTAATTCATGTTCCCATGTTCCTAATTTATTATATATTATATTTACGCCATTATCTATTTTGATTCCATCAAAATTTGTGTATACACCATATTCAAACGCTAAATAAAATACATTTTGGTCAGATGTTCCTGGTGTGGTGTCCGGTGTGGCTATCCCGGCAAACGTCGCATTTGCCCCAATAACACTTATTATATTATTGAGTACATCTTGAAGTAACTGACCAGTAATTTCCTGATTATTATTAGTTTTAATAGCGGCTGAAACAGCTGTTTTTAATTCAGTATAATTTGCCATATCATGAAGTCTTAAAATCGTTATTGAAATCACTGTTAAAATCGCCATCTATAGTTTCAGAAATATATCCACCTATGTTGGCTATAACAGTATCTGTCTCAAACTCACACTCAACTGCGGCTAAATCTCCTTGGTCTTCCCATTCAGGCTCCATGCTAAATGTAGTTAAATCATAGGTTTGCAATTTACTCGTGATTTGTTTGTTTTCACATAGCCTTACAATCCTAAGAGCATCACATAGATATTCAGGAGCTATAAATGTGAACTTATAAATCTTTTTACTTACTTGGCTCTCAATAAAAGTATAGCCCATCCGCTCAGTGGCTTCTTCTTCAAAATCATATTCAGGCTTACCAATCTGTGTATTCAAATAGCACCTAAATTTGAAATTATCAGAAAAGTCTACTATGCCATTTTTAAGTTCAAAGTTATATGAATTGTAATACTCAAGAAGTAAATAGTCGTCTACTTTATTAGTTACAGTGAATATATCAGAATATATAGTTCCTAAACCTGATATTGAAATAGCTAAATAATACAAACCTTCATGCTTTATTTCAACTATAGGAAGAATACCGGGATATTTAAGAAGTTTGAAGCCAGTATATGACTTAATAGCCAGACCATTTTCTTTCATACTTGCTGTTATGGTGATATATGCTCCTGTATTGAAATTATATAATCTCACCCAGTTTATAGCTGTCCCACTGGCAAGAACTACTTGAAAAGGCAATAATATATTCTTATAGGTTATTAGCGGATAAACCTGGCCAAAAGCATAATCTTTACGATGATTTTGCAGTGCAAGATTATCGTAAAAAGGCAATGGCGATATGTTATTATTCACTAACTTCATATTGCTAATTTACAAATAAAAATCGGTATAAGAAAATTTCTTAATAATTTTTAACATGCAATTTTATTGAGGCACATAAAGTAATCTTACTTTAGCATGGCGAGTATTTACATTGACAGAAATCTCATCTATTTTGCCATTTCCTATAGTGGTTTTAATCAATTCAAGTTCATCCAAATCTTCTTCAGTAGGAAATTCTATAGTATGCTTCATACACATTTTTACACCATTCGCATATAAATCTCCAAGCACATTACAGTCAAGATTTGATGCAGGCATATCATACATATAAAAGCGCACAAGATATGCCCAAGCTGCATAGAAATTCTGAATTACAGCATTATATGTATCACCGTTTTCATCTACCAACTGTGTTTCAACTATGGGCAATTCTAAAGAGGAGCCATTTTTAACAGGACATAATAATGCAAAGCCATCATCTGAGAAATTAGATGGGTTAAATAGCATATAATCCACGTCAGATGAAAACTGGCTTATATTTATTTCTTCTGTTTTATCTTTCTGTATATAGTTAGATTTAACATCTATGGTTACTCCACCAAACAACTCAGTAACGTCATCCATCCAGCCAAATTCATATCGTTGGTTTAGGTCTGTTTTATCATATTCTACTTCTGATTGAAAATATGATGATAGCTTTTTGTTAAACTGGTCTACTAGTTTAGTAAAATCAAGCTGAACATTTGTATTATAAGAGTATGAGCCTCCTCTCATAAAGAAACTTATGTGTTCAATCTTAAATTTACCATCTTCTATATACCAATAACATCTAAAACAATCACGAAGCATTTTCATTATATCTTCTAATGATACTTCTGCTTTTTGAGCGGGCTGGTCATATTCACCTTTAAGTATATTTGTTTTTTGTGTTATGTGTATATAAAATCTTGCCATCGACATTGGTACGGCTGTATCATACAAAAAGCGACTATATTCAGCAGTTGCTTCATGCTGAAGAGTAGGGTCTATTTCTTTAAGCAAAGCCTTTATTGCTGCTGCTATAGAATAACTATCTTTAAGAGTATATTGCTTTCTTAGTCTTTGTTCAAATAAAGAATAATAGCTATCATATACATACCACAATGAAGCATTAGCCCAAGAATTTCTACTAATAGGCAAAGGCCTACCTATACCAGCGCTACTAGGAATAAATTCATTAGTAAAATACTGGTTATAGTCATTTAAGCCATATCTTGTAGGTTTATCTACTGCTCTAGAAGTACAGAAAAACATTCCGCCTGTTAGCCCAATACACTTTTTATAATTTCTGTTGTCTGTGACAAAGTCATCAGACGGCAAGTCGTATGTATTCTTTACACCTTCAGAGTCTTCTACAGAATCTACATCGCAAAGCAAACGCCTGTAGATATGATATACGAAAGGACTCTCTATAGTAAACGTATCATTTGAATTATTTACATTTACCATCTTAATATCCTCGATTCCTATATATTTATTGTCAGGGTCACTAACAGCCCATTGCGTTTCTGACTGATATAACAGGGTATTATCTGAATTTCTATATAAACGTATCCAATACATAGTAGAGCTTCCATCTGCTAATTCCATTTTGCACGTGTAACCTGGATTCCATTTACTCCAATATCCGTTTGTTCCAGCGTATACTCCATTAACATCAGAAATGCTAGCATTTCTTATATAAAACTCATTTCCTGCTTTTATATAAGAAAAATAATACTTGTTTATCAAGTCATTATGGTTGTCGATTACTTCATTTACGTCATCTTCCCAGTATATGCCGCCAAAAAAATTAGATATTGAATTGGCACCTTTTACATAAACCTGCATTAAAGAACGTTTATACAGGTTTATTCTTGATATAGCTGGAGCAAGTTTTATAAGGTCATAAGTATTTTCATATTTATTAACCACGTCATTATATTCATCAAGAGCTGTTGTTTTAAGCTCACATGACTTTTTTTCATAGTCAAGTTTGCAATCTGTTTTATTAAATTCGCCTTTATAATACTCTATCCATTTACCGGAAGTCCTATTGTATTTATCTATAATAAGTATCATCTGGTCTTCTAGACTTGAATTGCGCACAAGCTCGTAATCACTCCCAAACAGATTTATTTTACCATCAAGTGAAATACGGAAAAATTCTTGCCCACTTTCTTTAGCATATTTCTTATTAAGCTCTTTATAATGTGGATTTACTTCTACTTTATCACCACCATTCTTCGATATGTAAAATTTATATTTTGGAGGTATCATATCTTTAATTCTTTATAATTCGTTTAACATTTTTATGCTGAATAACTACTGTGCCGTTAGGTAGTGTATAATATTTAGTTTCGCTCTGTTTTCTAATACTTCGCACATCATCCTCTATTTTTGAAAGGTCCATGCTTCCATTAGAATTAAGAGAAATATTCAACCCATCTGAGCTAGCAAATGCATTAAGATATTTATCTTCAAATGTTCCTTTATTTAGACTATTAATAACATCTGGAAGTATCTTTTTGTATTTCCTAGTTCGCTTCTTACTTATAATAGCAAGTGCTTCTCCACCTTCAGCTCTCATTCTGCGCTTCTTCTTATTCTTTACGCCCAAATCAATATCATCACCAGATGCATGAGAGCCTCCTTCCAAGAACTCAAGACCTCCTTCTCCATATTCATCAGACTGGCTCGCTGTTACTTGTTTGGCTTTAATTTTAGCTACTGCAAATGATGTCCACATTGTAGCAATAGCAGCTAATGCGAGAGCTGGGCCAACAATAGGAATTGAAGAGAATGAACTCCACAAATTAGCAGATGCTGTGACAAGCGAAGATGCCTGAGTAACAGTGTTCATTGCTTCTTGACGTTTTTGGGCTGCCTGCAGCATTTTTTGTTTTTCTTGCTGATTTTTCTTTTCTTGCTCTAATTCTTTTTTAGCAGTAGCTACGTTATTAGCGTAGCCATTATTGCGAGCCTCAACCTCGGCATCATAAGCTTTTTGTGCGGCCTCTACTCGAGCTTCAGCTGCTTCTACAGCCTGTTCAGCTAATTCAACTTCGGCATCCATAATGGATTGAAGCTGTTCTATTACTATATTTACAGCATCTTTTAGGGCATCAATCTGGTCATCATCAAAGCCAAGTTTCTCAAGCAAAGTACCGCCTAAACCTTTTTTGCCAATATTTTTAATAAAGTCATCAAGCTCTGACAATTCACGGTCTATACCTTTAACAGTGGCTTTTGCGGCATCAATCTGAGCTTGACTCCAATCCAATCCACCAGCTTCTGCTAAACGTATTTGTTCTTGCCATCTAGCTTTTTCTTGTTCAAGCTTAAATCGGGTTATCTCAGTTTCACTGCGCTTAACTTCATTAAATACAGCTTCATCAAGAGCTTGTTGCTCATCGAAGCTTGACATATTAAAACTACCAACAGTAATAGCCTTTTGTTTATCAAAAGATGCATTTATAGCACTTGTAGGTTGTCTTTTAGCTTCTGGTAACTGAGCATTCTTAAGTAATGCTATTTGTCTTTCTACATCTAATCGCTTTAATGAATTGCTGAGTTCCTCATAAGAACCTTTTTTTGATACTTCACCTTCTAATTCTAACAACTCTAATAGCTGTTCAGCTTTTTGTATTTCTACATCTATATTGAGCAAATCTAGACTTAGAGTTAAGCCTTTTTGCTTGTTCTCTATAGCGTTTTCTATATCCTCTAATGCTTTAATGGCCGTTTCTTTTTGGCTTTCTGTAAGCTCTTTATATTTTTCATCTTGACCTTTTAGTATTTTTTGGATTCTGGCGTATTTATCATTTAAATCAGCTATTTCTTGGTTAAATGACGCGAACGCTTCAGCTCTGCGCTTCTTATTTTCATCCCTCTCAATCTCTGTACGGCTCTTTTGATATGCTTTTTCGGCTGCTAATGCCAGGTTATTTAGGCGGTTATCAGCGTCTCTTGGTGTACGACCTCTTTTATCTTTTTTGTGAGATTCTTCTAAGCCAATTTCTTTAAATAGAGCATCTGCTTGGTCTTCATAAAATTTCCATACGTTGAAATAGCTTTCAACTTCTTTTTCAAGAGCATCTGCATCTTTTTGTAAACTTTCTACATTTCTCTGCCTTTGCTTTTTTAATCTAGTCCCAAGTGACAAATCGGAGTCTGGCCCAGAGATACCGCCCCATAAGGCTTTAAAATAATTCATAGTTTTGTCGAAAAAGCCGTATTCGCGTACTTTTTCAAGTTCAGCTTTATTTTCTGCAACTAATAGTTTTTGGTATTGCTGGGACACAACATTCAGCGCAGCTTCTGCTTTAGCTCTTGCTTTATATGCGGCCACTACAGATTCAGTATTATCTACAAAAGCATTATTGGCGTCATTTATACTATCAATGGTGATGCCTAATTTACTGAACTCTTTTTCATTATCTTTAATCCACTGTGTTTGTGCTTTTATATTATCCCCTAAATCTTTCCAATTTTCAGATAATCTTCTTAATACTGCTATCTGCTGGCCATAAGACCCTGTAGACCCTTTTTCTAGCTCATCATTTAAGTCCTCTAAAGCATCTTCAAAAGATTTAGCTGCATCTCTCCCTGCAAACGTCCTATCAATCCATGTAATGATTTCTTTACCGTACATAGAGAATACAGTAAGTAAAACTACTAGTGCTGTATTCCAACTAAACAGTGATTTTACAATTGACTTTGTTACACTTACAGTTTCTTTACCTTCTGCTCTCAGTAATTCATTTTTCTTTCTTAGTCTGTTAATTTCATCAACTACCATAGGTATATTATTCGATATACCTAAGAAGAATGTATTAAGCGATACAGCTGCAGCAGGTAATTCTCGTACTACTTGAGAAATAGAAATGCCTAAGCCATCCCATGTTTTTTGGTAATGACCTACAGACAATCTATAATTACCTGTTGCTTCTTGCAATTTTATCATCTGCTGATAAATTGCATTTGTTTCAGCTTCAAGCTTTTTACCAGAGTCAGCAGCTTCTCTCTCAGCTGCAGACATCTGATTAAGTCGTATTTTATTTAATGCATATTGAGCTGAAAGTCTATTATAAGAACCTTCTGCAGAATTAGCAATTGTAGCTTGTAATTGAGCAATCTGATTTGCTTCTCGTATTTGAGTTGAATAGAGTTTAAGCTGCTGATTTTCTTCTGACTGAGCATAGGCAAGTTTCTCTTGAGCCTGAGCTAATGGGTCTACTGTAGCTTTCTGCTGTTTTCTAGCAGAAGTAAGCTCAGCAATTTTAGCTTTTAACTCAAGTAATCTTTTACCTTCATCTGACTGTAAATAAGCTAATCTTTGCTCTGCCTTTTCTACTTCAGACAGAGTTTGGATATGAGGCTTCATTTGGTCATCAAGGGCCTTAATCTGATTTTTCAAATTAAGAATATCATTGAGTAGCTGTTGCCCCATTTCGCTATCTGCTCTTTCAGCCGCAGTTAAAGACTTATATAGCTCAACTGTTTGCTTTAGGTCAGACTTAAGACGGTCATAAGAAGATATAGCCTGCTGGATATAACGCTGCTGTTCTACAGTTGCTCTATTAGTATCTGAAGTTTGTGCTTTAAGCCAAGCAATCTGTTTACCTGTATCAGATAAAGCTAATTTAAGCTCATTCTGAGCTCTTTCAAGTCTTGACGTAGACGCTGTTGCTTCATCGATAGCTTTACGCCCTTCACTTGTAGCTCCACTAGCAGACTTAAGAGAATGTACAATCCTATCTGCACCTGCTCTGATAGCATTTACCATTGTCTCGTATGACTGATTGAGCTCGCCAAGTTGCTTGACAAGCTTTTCAATTGAGTCATCCGGCTCAATTATATCGCTATATTTTATCTTATCGTCTTCAGCCATAATTATTTCCTTTTATGCCGTTTAACACTCTTGCTTTCTGCTTCTAATTGCTGTTTTATATTATCAACAGCATTATAGAATTGAAGTACTGTCATCTTTTTAGCGTCCATGCTTGTTTTTTGAGCTATCAAAAGACAAGTACTTTCAAATTGCTTATCATATTTTATCTCAACAGACTCACTTCCTATGTATGATTTTGGAGAATGCATATTAAGCATTATCATATCTATGGTTTCTATCTGTTCAGAGTTATCTGTGTCATTTATCATAGAGTCCAACACAAGAAGTGTTCTTTGTTTTAACTTATCGTATGCATCTTTTTCCTTTGGATTTACAAAATCTCCTGGAAAGTACATTTCAAGTTCGGTGGTTACTTTTTTTTTAAGCCAAGTCAAAAAGTCTATAATCTTTGAATGCTTTATTTCTTTAAGCCTGGCCAATATATTTTTAAGTCCATCGTCTGACAAATCATTAACTTCTTCACCGTCTATGCTATGGATAAGAGCTGCAAAAGCTAAATACCTTGGTGAAATTTCATTGTTCACCATATACATATTTTGCCTCATGTTTTGCAGTTCTTGCAAAGCTTTTTTGGCATTATTGCTTTTAATGAATTTAGCAACACGGGTTATATGGGCATCAATATCATCTGCATCTGAGCCAATTCCAGAGTCTATAAGCAAATACTTATTGTACTTCTGAAAATTTACAATAGGCATTTCATCTATGCTGTCATATACCCGTACGACTTTTTTATTTACTATCAGGTTTTTCATATTAAAATTCGCGTTATAGGGGTTGATATGATAGGAATAAGTATAATACTCATCTCATTAAAGAAAATAGCGAGAATGATAGCGAGAATAAGCGACGTCCAAAAGCTTAAGCAAAAGTCACAATCGAATAATTGAGAAATAAGCTTAGGAGCTCTGGTAATTATCTCATCGCGCACACCGAGTTTTCCAATTAGCAAAATAGCAAATGCTGCTGCTAAGGCTATATATATTAAAGCCGAAAGCATTGTTATAAAATATACCGTTGACATAATTCTCTAGTTGTTAAAGTAAATTCAATTCGTATTCCTGCATAAGGGTACATGAAGAATTGTTTATCAATATCTTGTATACCTTCTCCTTTATAAGTATAGTTATTATAGATTTTCTCTATTGAATAGCCTTTATATATATTTTCAAAGCGCTCATATATATCATTTATAACAAGCTTACCAGTTGTAGTAATAAGACCTGGAGTAGTTAATACCCGCATAATTTCATCTTTTACTTCTTCTGTATGCATAACAGTTTCATCTTCATAAATGCTACTGAGGTCATACCAGAATATAATGGCCCCGCTGAAAGTATATTGTGGCAATGATTGAACTACTTCAGTAATCTTTTGTGGGTCATAAATATCAAACCATGAAAAATTGCCAAAGCTATCATTCGGTAAAAGTGACACATATTCTCCATTGCCGTTATACATCGCAGGATATATAAACTTATTACCATCTGGTCTGTGTTCTACAAGCTTATATGCTCTACCAAATGCACAATTAAGCCACTTAAGTCTGTTCATAAGTGACTTTTGCATATCCTGTAATATCTTATCAAGCAATACAGGGTCTTCCTTAAATCTTATTTGTACTGAGTTTTCCTTCATTTCCTTATTGCCTGTTTTAATCGTTTAACTAATTCTTTTCTTATGTGAGAACGAACTATTCTGGTAAAATTTTTATCTGTTAAGCGAAAAATCTCTTCACCATATTTCTCAATAAGTTCAGGTGTTTTTTCATCACTCGCAGTCACATAAAAACCTTCTGAGTCAAATACTACAAACATAGACTCGTGAAAAGCACCTGTATCTCGTAATGTGACCCTTGTAGTAGGCTGACCTTTTTTCTTTTTTATTTGTATGGTTTTAGGCTTATATGGCATATAATCCATTATCTTTTCACCTCTACCGTTGATACCACGACGATATAACTGGTCATCTGCTATAGCTGATACTATTACGTCTTCTTTGTCACGCACAATATCTTCTAATAGCATAGGCAAGCTATCCTTAAACCTTCGCAGCCTATATTCCAGATTGCGAAGTGTCGCATTATATCGTTTTCCAGCCATACTTATACAGTTCTATATTTAATGCCGTTGTTTCGGCATGGCAAACATACTCTATCAATTCCAGAAGTACTTAGCTTAATGGCCTTGAAAGCCATATCTAACTGATAACTTAAACCTGATTTTTTCATAGAAGAAGAGTCACCATCTACTTCATATAATATATCAAGTCGAGAAGCATTGATTGAATGCCTATTTGTCCTTACGTTAGAATTATATGCAAATTCGCGTAACATATCTACAGCTACCTGCTTAGCTATGACATCTTGGAACATCATTCTCTGTTCAATTATAAAATCTGTAATATCACAGCTTACAGCAACTTCTAAGTTTAATCCGTAGTTATTATCATAGGTATATTGATTATTTTCAACATCCCATAGGTGAAGTGGGCACTTTGCAAAATCTTCATTAAAGTCATCATTGAAATTAACTGCATCTACAAGTTCTTCATTTACAAAAAATGGATGAATTTCAAAATACTTAGACCATGCCATCCAAGCAAGTAATTCTCTACGTGAGCATGAACCGCAAGGCTCTTTTGACCAGTCTTTATTTTTTCTAATAGCTTGACTTCCCTCTGGAAGTTCAGACTGAAAATAGCACAAATACCAACTTCCTCCTGCATCATTATCTTCACTTTGGTATGGCAAATAGAGGTCATCGACTGTAAACCATTCAGCACTATTATCTCGTATCTTATTAAGCTTTATAATCTTTACTGGAGCATCCATACTTGAATGCATAAGATACAAAGTATATTCTCCAGCTTTAGTAAACTGAAGGCATATTTTATTTATCTTTGTGGTTACGCCTTTTGCTCGTACTGGTATAATTTCAAAGCCAACTAGATTTTTCTTATTCTTTACAGTATCTACTAATCTACCTGTTCCATCAAACAAAGTACGACTTTCGCATAATGGCTTATTTGTTCCTTCTACCGTTTTTTCATCGCAGTATCTAGCAATAGCCTTTTGAATGCTTGCTTTTGTTTTGCTCTCGAGCCATTCAGAAAATAAATTGGTTTCAACCCAATACTCAGACTCAATATCGGGCTGTTTTCCTTGTGCTTTTTGAAGCGCTTTATATTGTGTTCCTTGATAATCAACTACATTGCCTTTGCTATATTCCTTTTCAGAATTGTATTCTGGAAAAGTAATATTCTTAAAATCCGGAGCAATACATGACATATTCTGCAAAGTCAGCAAAGGATGAATTTGTTGAAAATATAAGCCACTTTCACTCACGGTTAAAGCATCAGATATTTTTAAGTCTGATGTATCATAATTCTGCTCCCATCCAATAAGGTGTAACAGCTTTTCTTGTATATCGTTGGCTCTAACCATAATTCTTAATTTTTTTAATGAAAAATAGGAGGCCACTATCGCCTAGTGGCTCAGTGTACCTCCTACCAAAGCTAATAACAACTCAAAGATTTGCTATCGGTTTATCATCCTCCAACTACCGCAGAAGCCTCTTAGTGTTAACCGGATTGTCTTCAGAGTTGACAACGACCACAGGCTTAGCATAAACTGCATTCTCGCTTGATACGTTGAATGCCAGAATAGGACTTGCCAAAGTGCTAGGTGCGCTGTTATGTGCGGTCAAGAAGGCCACGTCAACAGCAAAACCGTAATGCTCTTTGCGCGTACGAGTCATATCAGCAGTAGCGGCTCCTGCGATAGCATTGTAGTCACCTACAGAATCGTAGAAGTATGTACCAACAGGCATATTCAACAGAGGCAAAGTAGCAATACCCCACTCATGACCGTCACCGGAAACAGTTCCGAGCAAGCAGTCACGCTCGAAGCGGGCCAACATTCCAAGAGAGCCAGCATTTACAGCATAACCTTGAGCATACTTACCTTCAGCAGCTGCGATATTGTTCGTCAAGTGAACAATTTTTGTGCCGAATTCATTCTGCTTGTTTACATCATTGTAAAGGCCGTGCTGCTGCAGTTTACGCATAATAGACTCAACACCGGGGTCACCTACAATGTGCAACTGGCCATAGAAGTCATTTGCTCCCATCATAACTTCAAGGTCACCAAATACGTTTTCACGCTCAGTCCACTTTGCATTGATGGCATTAGCAGACCAGTCATACAGCAGCGGGTTTTTCAAAATCTGCGTTTTGCTGGCTGCAAGAGTAGCAAGAGCGGCTTCATCAAGCTTTTTCGCAAAAGCATAGATATACTTCATCATCTTGGTTTCAAAGTCCTTCTGAATGCCAATTTCGTTGTTCATGTACATTGCCGGAGCAATAGTAAATCCCCACGCATAAGTGGCAAACGCGATTTGAACCATCTTAGAAGTGTTTTCACTGTCGGCGATTGTCAAGGTGCGAGTACTACCGATAGTAATATCAGCATCGTAGTCAATTACCGGAGTTTCCAACGTGTTACCGATGGAGGTCCTTGCTTTTTGCTTCAGTTCCTCAGTGAGGATGCCAGTAGGGTCTTCAGACTGCACCATAAAAGCGTTCAGCGCACCGTACCTACTGGGGCGATACTCAAACTTATCAAGGTTAGAGTTCGCACGAATGTTCTGGATACGTGTTAAAACTAGACTCATAACTTTTAAGTTTTTTAATTGTTAATAATTATGCTATTATGGTGCATTACCCTTTTACGCCTCATAGCATTTTTTTTCGTTTATCTCTTAGGATGTGCCATTTTATCTAATAGGCAAACTTGCCACGCTGTTTTCAGTTCTCAGTTGCATTGACTGGTCTGCAAATTCCTGTGAGTCACGGGTTAAACCATTTGCGAGCAGATGTGCCTCAATAGCTTTATCAGCTTCAACTTGGCTCTTAATGCCAGACAAGTCAAGTGTTCCACCTGTTCCACCTGAACCGGACCCAAAGCCTCCTGTTCCACCGCCTGTCTGCTGACGACCTGTGTCAATTACGTCTTTAAGCGACGTTTCCATTACAAGCTCCTGCATTGTATAAGGATTAAGATTGTTCTTCGGATTGTTAAGGATATTACCATCCGCGCCACGAATAACAAGTTTCTTTCCTCCTTGGCCGTCTTCTATGAAATCAGGAGTACCTTTTGCAAGGACTTCTGCTTTTGCAGCATTGAGCAGTGTCTTTTGAATAGGCTCAGTGATACCACTCTTAAACTTAAGACCCGCTGTAGCAGCTTGAAAAGCATAATCTACATGTGTGTCCTTAATAGTTTTATCAAACTCTGCCTTTTTGGTATTGAACTCAGTTTCCTTTGTCTGAAGCTGAGTTTGAAGCTGAGTTACTTGAGCTTTAGCATCTTTCAGCTGTTGCTTCAAAGTTTCATCACCAGCTCCTTTTTCAAGTTTAGACTGGAGCTCTGCGACCTGTGCCTGAGCAGCAGTAAGCTGAGTTTGAATTGTTTTTGCAGACTCTACTTTAGTTTTGTACTCGCCAAGTACGCGCTTAGCATAGTCGTAACTTTTTTCACCATCTTTCTTTTTAATGCCTGTAATGCCAAGAATATCAGTGTCATACTGACCGTGCAATGCGCCGATTTTAGTACCTATAACGGTATTCTCATCATTTCTTGACATCTCAGCAATTGCATTCAGTTGGTCATCTGTAAGACCTGTTAAAGCTGAACTTTGTCGTAGCATCTCAATTGTTAACATATAGCTTTGTTTTTTATTGCTAATTACTTTTGTACTAACTCTGCAGCATCTCCGTATGGGTCATGCAGGACCGCCATAATGGTATAACCAAGGCCTTTATACGTTTTCTTGAAAAGCTGCCACTCTGCAAATGTGAACATTTGAGTATATGCTGGTGACTCTTCTTTGCCAGTCATTGGATTAAACCTACGACCACGCACAATTGACAAGTGCACCATCTTCTCAGTACCCGGCTTAGGAGTATAATCACTCTTAGCCTGTGTTTTCGATGCCGATGATTTTTCTTCGATAACATCATCAACATCTACTAGGAAAAGAACTACCTCGTCAAGCTCTTCCTGTAAGTCGCTTGTCCAAGCTTTTCCGCCTTTAGCCTTAGCAGCTTCTAGTTCTGCTTTACGCTCTACGGCCTTTTTCTTATAAGACTTAACATCTTCAAGACTGAGTGCCTGTAGTTGCTGAAGTTCCAATTTCTGTAACATATTCCAAAAGTTTTTTGTTTATAATATCTATTTTTTCTCTCATTGGCTTATTTGAAGCAAACTCAATTATGTTAATGTTCTCACGTTCAAATTTTTCGACTAAAGTACTAAAATTTATTTTAAGCTTTACCAAATTTTCATTTAATAACTCTTTTTCATACAATTTTAACACTTCACCCAGCGTTTTATGTGGATATGGTTCCAATTGCTTTAAGATGAGCATTCTCTGAAGTACCAAAGGATTATTGCGATACTCAACCTCAAGAATTTGTTGCGATATAGCATCTAGTTCTGAGTTAGATGCACCATTCTCCTTCGCTTGTTTGTACTTAGAATATAGCTCTGTTACTGTGAAAACGTAAAACTCTGTACCCCAGTTTACAGAAGATGATATGAAAGCATCTCCATACCTGAGTTTGCAAACAGTATCTTCGACAAATTTCTGCGCCAATTCAAAGTTGGTCTTTAAGGCATTGAGAACTGAGGTTTTGCTTTCAAAGTTAGCAGTTACCTGAGTTTCATTGATAGCTTCTTTTTCACTTACAGTACCACCTGAACCAACAACAGAAATTACAATTTCATTTTTAAGCCTTGCACACTCATTGACATTATAATCAAGTGAGTCTTTATCGATAGTAGTTATCTGAACAGGATTACGCATATCTGCGACACCTTCAGATTGATTTGGTATAGGAACTTCTAAGAATGAACCAGGACCAGCTATGCGCTTTTCGCTACAGCAAGGACACTTTTCAACTGTTCCATCATTGAGAATTTTATACTCACCTTTTGCATTGCGTAGAAAACCTCCATCGCAGTAATCACCAGTCTCATTATTCTCAAAATTACAATCGGCTTCATACGCACTATATATAGGATAAGGTGCATACAAGTCTAAATGCTGCTTCGAAATAGAGAAGAACAAATACCAATCAAGATTTGACAGCTCTTTTGTAATTGGATTTTTCTTGAGGTCTTTATTTTTCTCATTGAGCTGCGTTGACCAAAAGAACCGAGCTGGGCAATATCCTAAATCGTGCTTTGCCTCTGAAATAAGTGACTGAATTTCATTTTTCTCATTCAGCTGATATACTCTTATAGAAGTATCATCAAATACAGCTATTCGATGTTCCGGCTGTTTGAAAATAAGCCACTCAAACTGATTTTCATCAAGTCTAAAAGTCTGGTAATCAATTACGGCATCAATCTCAAGCCAATAAAAATACGGTTCTGGGCGCAAAGATGTTTGTACTTGAGGAAGGTCTACTACCAAAATACTATTTGGCGATACCTGCATTCTCTTCCATCCGGTTGCCTTCCACACCTCTGGCTCATTGAGGTTATTCTTTTTATACTGAGACCAGTCTTCTGCAAGCTCAGAGTCAGTAAACTGATATGAGCTTGATGAGTTACGACTATAGAAAACTCTTTCGAGTTCTCTATAGACGTCCTCAACTACAGCAGGTGTAGGCAACGGAAATTTGAACAGATGAAGGAATATGTTGAATTTATCCTTCGGAAGCAACTGTCTTACCCAATCAAGGAATATAGTCGTAGGTTGGTTAATATCAGATACAGCAACATTCGTCTCAGTATGAAATCTAAGACGACGCTGCATGTTTACAGCTTTCTGAATAGTCTGACGTTTAGTCGGCTTTTGCAGAATTTGCTTTATCTGATTTAATTCTAAGGCCATTTTCTTCGTCGTAAGTATAATTGCTATCTTTAGATAATTCCCATCCACCATTTATGGCTGTGCCCATATCAAGCAGACGTTCGGCATGCTGAATGCCAAACTCCTGCCTCATATTGTATTTAGGCACAACCAACGTTACTGTTTGTTCTTTTTTCTTTCTCATAACTGAAAGTTTTAAGCTCCAGCAGAAGCGGCATTAACCCAATCTGTAAGAGGATTGAAGTCCAATGTTTCACGCTTGATGATGTAGAAGTTATCACTCCAGTTAGGATAGAATGACCATTCAATGGTATTGCTGTCCGGCTCTTCAAAACCACCAAGCTTCTTGTCACCAACAAAGAACTTACCAACAGGAATTGGGAAGTATGCTGTAGGCTTATCCTGGTCATCTACCAAACAGCCAATGTTGCCGTTTTCATCAATCAGCCAAACACCAATCTCTTCACACATATACTGTTTCAGCTGTGCAATTGTCTTCTGACTTTCCTGATAGATAGTGGCAGAGAACGTTGTCGGCTCACGGCCGATTGTAATCTCAATACCTCCAAGTGTCTGGTTACCACCGCCGAATGTACGAGCTGCACCAGGCTCAGAAGTAGGTCCTTGAATATACGGAGAAACTGTCATTTTAGAACCATCAGCCGCAGAAAACAAGGTAGAAAATGATGCTTTCTTAGTCGGATCAGTGACAGAGTTCTTCGTTCCAGCTGTCTTATAGATGCGCTGGAATGCAACTTTTTGAACTTGCCCCATACTCTCCTTGCATTCAGCAATCTCAAGGTCGGCGATATGAGCACCGGCAGGGCATCCACAGTTTAATCCCATATTATTTATGTTTTTAATGTTAATACTACCGAGCAGCTACCCTTAACTTGCATCGAATTACCTGTATTTTTGCTTCGAATTAACTTCTCCACAGCGCAAATATACTAAATTTCTTTATAAGTTGTACCGCTTTTAACATTTTTTTATAGAAGTATTTTTTTATCTCATATTCTCGCATTATATTTATTCAAGGCTTATAATTTAGTCATTCATATATAATTAGAAAGCCTAGAAATTACGAGAATAATGCGAGAATTTAATCTTTTATCACCTTATAGCCTCTTTTTTGGAAAAATTCATCCATTACATAATAGCTACACTTATTTCTGCCGTTAATTATGGCTTTATCTTTTTTAGCACACCATCTTGTAACTTTATGCGCTTCAGTGCAATATAGACATTTATTATGTAAACAGCTTGCACAACACATGTTTATCTTAACTCCATCCGGGCTTATCATCTTTTCCATACTAGTTTCTTAAATGTATTTTTTTACGTCCATCTTTTTTTGCATGCATTTCATATACTCCTGTTAAGCAATCTGGAGCATCGTCGTGCTGGTTTCTTTTCTTATTATCTTTACGATACGACATAAGAGCCTTATAAAACTTAGGCCATTTCCTCTCCCAGCCTTCTGGAAACAGAATATCGCTTTGAACATTAGCAGAGGCTGTATAAATACGTGCCTTTTTGTTTTCTGTCTGTGTAAATGTTTTAATAGCACACCTGAAATTACGCAAATCAACTCTTAATATGCGCTTTACATTACGTGAATAGCCACGGCCTCCATTATTTGACTCAATTAAGGCCTCAACGGTGCCATTTTTGGTCAACATTTCAGCCTGTTTTGGCTCTGTGACCTCCATGGGTGCATCTGTAAACAAAATATCAGTTATATAGCAGTATTCAGGCGTATTTATAAAGCAAATTGAGCACAAATCATCGGCTCCAGTATCAGCTGTATCGGTATAATTCCACTTTTGAAGTGCTTTTGTGCCTGTTGGAAGCTCTTCTATCTTATAAGTTCTAAATCCTTCATACATAAGGCCCTCTTTTGGTGTTGGGTCCTGCATGTACTGTGTATCGAATACAAGCGGATTTATCTCACGCATCTTATAAAGCTCTTCGAGTGTATGCTTTATTGGCCAAAGTGCATGCTCTTCTCCAGTTTCTGGGTCTACTTGTATAACCGAAAGTGATAAAACAGTCCATTCGTCTGGCTCTATCTCTTGCAAATAGCCACAAAGGTCATGTTCATGCAGCCTTTGCATTATTATAATGATTGGAGTGTTACGCGAGTTAGTACGGTTACGAATTGTATTTTCAAATCGCATGTTGATGCGCTCACGGACAATATCTGACTCAGCATCTTCTGGCTTAATTGGGTCGTCGATTACAATTGCGCCTTGGAAAATGTTTGTTGTAGCTCCTATCATATCAAGCATCTCATTCGTGTGGTCGTCGAATGTGAATATATCATTGCCTCCGTCCATTTTATCAATATCTGGGTCAATGTCCACATTACCGGCTCCAAAACCTGTTACCTGACCTTGAGTTGATACTGCATAAAGCTCACCCCCGGCCTTGGTTTTCCATCTCTTAGCCGAACCTTTCTCAGATGCAAGGGCCGAATTAGGAAAAAGAGTCTTATAAAGCTCTTCCTGCATGATATTTCTGATTGTTTCAGAATTATCATTCACAAGTATATCTGAGTAAGATAGATGCAAAAATCGACACTTAGGATTTAAGGCAAAGCACCAACTTATAAATGATTTGATAACAAGCTCAGTTTTACCATATCGAGGAGCAATGTTAATTATAAGCCGTTTGCATTTGCCATCGACAACATCCTGTAATGCCTTAAACATCTTCTTATGATGCTCTGCAACTATGAATGAGCGATGGTATTGGCACTTAAACATACATTTTGTATATTTCTCAAAAGAAGTCAGCAATTCAAGCTGAAGAAGCTCCTTAGGATTTACAGTTCCGCCCTTAGTCGCATCTAAAGCTCTTTCCTGCATTGTTTTTAATGAGTCCATTATCCCTCCTTTCTTACTGTATATCCATACTTTATTTCAGCCGCTTCTCTTGCTTTTACAGCATCTTCGAACTTTGCATAGTAACCTAAGCATTCGTATTTACCATTATTTCTTATAACGGCCATCCACTTACCTCTAGGTTTATGAAATTGTACACCCGTGCGCCCAGACGTATTAGTAGACCTAACTTTTTGGTTTCTACTGTTTTGCTCATCTGTAACTTGTCTCAAATTAGCTATGCGGTTATCTGGCCTATTGCCATTTATATGGTCAATCTGGGGTGTTTCATCTGAGGACCATTCTCCATAATGATAAAACCAGGCTAACCTGCCAGCTTTATATCTTATATTATTTATGCTTATAAGTCTATAGCCAGTTTTATTTACAACACCAGCTCTAGTTCCTACTTTTATATTTCTACTTGGGCTTATTTTCCATATAAATTCGCCTGTCTCACTATTATAATCCAATACTTTAGTAAGATAATCATGTGAAAGAGCTATTTCTTTGGCCCTCATTGTTTCTTCTACTAAGATGTTCATATCGCTATTTAATTAAAGTATCACGTATCAAAATATATGCTTCTCTTGACACCGGTTGATTTGGTATTATTCCTGTTTGGAGTTGTTGCTGCTCAGGTAGATTAAGCTGCATAGGTCCTTTACCGAATATTCTATCCCATAATTTTTCTATAGTTTCAATGTTACCTAGCTTTTCGTCTTCAATAAGACGCTTAATTACAGTCTTTATTACAACCGGCACTTTTTTATTAGTCATTAAAGCCTGTAGCTGCGAGTTATTGCATGTTAACAAACAAGCCAATAAATTAGCCGTGTCTTGCTTTGTAAGCTGAACACTTAAATTGATATTAAGGCTAGTAAGAAGCTTTGTTATTTCAGGCCTTGATGCTCCTTGTAACTGAAGTGCTGAGCGTATAGCTGATGAATATGAGCCTCTGCCCGAGTCATGGCGTTCTGCTAACTCAGTCGCTTTAAGCGGCTCTACAGTCTGAGCCTCAAGTGCCTCAATAGCCTCAACTCGTTTTTGCTGCTCCGCAATATGTTTGGCTTGAAACTCAGTTTGGCCATCTGGTATTTCTTCCACGCCAAGCTCTTCTGCTAATGATTGACGCTTTTCTTGTTTAACTTGAAGATTTTTAAGTTTCTGCTTTTCAAGATACTTAATACGAGCCAATTCCTTCGCATCTTGTTTTGATTTGATGCGCGTAGCTTCTTGTTCTACAAGTTTGGATGTATCTGGGTTAGACATTCCAGGAACTATTGGCCTGTCTGGTAATATATCTGCTAATTTCTGTGCTATTTTATCTGTTTTCATATCAATCTCTTTTTTAATTTGCAAACATTACATCTTTTTCATAAGACCACTTGAAGCCTCCTGTTGTTTTTTGGCCTAGTTTATCATTACAACATGCACTTATATTACTCGAGCTTGTATTAGTAGCAATAGCGGCTTCTTTTACAGAATTATACGTTTCTAAATATAATCCGGTTTTTGCGTTAAACTTATGAACCATTTTGCCCGGTCTTCCTCTTTGTATTACTTTAAGGTCAGATGGGACATATAAGGCATGAGCATCTATTTCTTTTGCAAGTTCATCGTATAAAGTATAGGCATATTCATGCTCTCCTTTTATTGAAGATGAGTCTGTAAGTATATTGTACCCGTATGGATAATAAGTATTATACTTTTTTATAAGCCTGTACTTTTCTTTAAGCACAATACTTTTCTTTTCGTCAAGCAACATTCCTTCATGCATATTGTCTTTCATATCTTCAAGTATATCTACTGTTATATACTTGCTAGATAAAAGTGCACGTCTCAACTCAAGATTTTCCATCTTGTTATTAAGGATATGAGCTATTAGCTTTTTGATACCTCTAAATACAGGATAATTGAATGTATGGCATACAAGCATTTTGCAGTCATACTCAAATTCTACTGTGAATAGAGCCCATTCTGTCATCAGCTTATCGACTGAAGAAACTGTATCGACATTTATGCCTTCTACTGTTACCATGTTTATCTGTTTTATATATAATTTTATTTGCAAATATACTAATTATATTTTTAATATAACAATTCTAATAAAGTATTTTTGTTAAAATATATTTTGTCTGCGAGAATGAAAAAAGTTATTTTACCAGCTAAAAGGCTGGATGGCACTGAGAAACAATGGCTGTCCAGAAACAAAGAAAAAATTTCATTGTTTACAGAAAAATTTTATAAGTGATTGATTTTCAATGATATAAGCCTATCTGCGAGAATGTGTAAACGAAATAAACGATACTCCTATATACATATTATATTATTTATCATTTATACTTATATTATAATATATTTAGTCTATTTATTTTATTATAATATACTTTTATTATATTTCAATTCTATATATAAGAGATTTAACTATATTATTGTTTCTTTGTTTATAGTACGTCTAACTCATTGAAAATCAATCACTTATCGAGAAACAATTGATTGTTTACTTTGTTTCTCTTGTTTACAGCCTTTTGCGAGAATGCCTGAATGACGGCCTTTGCGAATTTTTGATTTGGTGGCAATTTGCGA